TCCAGCACCTACTGCTACGAGTACACCAACCCCTGTACCTGCTACAGCAACCCCAACACCTACTCCAGCACCTACTGCTACGAGTACACCAACCCCTGTACCTGCTACAGCAACCCCAACACCTACTCCAGCACCTACTGCTACGAGTACACCAACCCCTGTACCTGCTACAGCAACCCCAACACCTACTGTTTCACCAACACCAACCCCTACCCCTACTGTTTCCCCAACCCCTACCCCCACACCCACAAGCACCCCAATTCTGGTACCTAATAATATAAGGATAAATACTAATGTGAATCTAGATAACTCTGAATGTGGTGTTCCTGTTGGGATGCCGGTGATCCTTGAATTACTTCCTGATACCTGGGATTGGGATGAAATGGGAATGTCGTGGGATTCTTTGAATCTTCCATCTTTTCAGAGTCAAAATAGTGCTTTAACTTGGAGAACCATAGATTTTTCTGCCTACAATGAAATTGAATGGGTAATTAATAAATCTGAAACCCAGACTGGTACAGGTTACAATTTCTCGCATAGGGGATATGCTATAGATTTTTATAGACTAGCACATTTCCTTCCTTATACAGGCGAATATGATGTAACCTGTTACTTATACGATGCTTTTAACTTTAAGAATAGAAAAATTGTTAAGTCCTCGGTCACTGTTTCTCCTAGAACTGTATTAATAGATGGATGGACTCGATATAGAGAAAATGAAAGATATTCATGGGATCTAACAATCAGAGATTGGGATAGTTATGATTCCATCTGGGAATATCCAGCTGAGGGTAAAACTGAGAATGAAGTTAAGAAAGAAATTCCAGAGCAGCTTCTTGACTTTGCAATCTATGGAAACAATGCTATAGACGGGCAAATTTTCAAAGTCGGCAAAAATCTACCTCCAGTTGGGGCTTCTGGAGATATTAAGATTTCCCAAAACATATTAGACATCTCTAAGGTATACTCTATCTTAATATCAGGTAGCCAATATAGCTTTGCAAATGTATTCACAACACAGCCACACAATTTTACTGATGGTTCAGATGTTTTTATAACTGGAAGCATTGATGATTTAAACAAGTCTTGGAAAATTTCTATACCTCCCGGAGCAACTGGATATTCATTCCAAATACCTTACATACTAGGTAGCCAGCCTGGTGTAGGGGCAACATCAGGTCCGTCTTCTATTGTGGGTGGAACTGGGTATTATGTTTTGTCGAGTTCTTATCCGAGTCAGAAAGTAACCGGAGGTGGATCAATTAGTGTGTCTGTTAATGGACGTGTTATTGGTGCTACAGCTTCTGGCTCGAATTTACAGTCTACCGCTAACTCCATTATACAGGAGATAAACAAGGTAGAAACCCAACCAGATTACTTTGCACAAACTTTTGATCCAACAGAAAGTCCAGTAACGATTAATATCGTAGCTGGTACTGAGAGTGGAAATATAGGTAACGGTGACAATCTCACCGTATCTCTAACTGGGTCACTAACTTTAACATCTATAGATTCCCAACTTTCTGGTGGTGTAACTGGAGGATTTAGTTATGTTGATTGGGATGCTTCTTCTGGATCAAACCCGGTAGAAAATCTTAAATATTTTGGAACTAAAAATCTCAAATGGCAAACCTTTACTCAAGCATCCTGGGACAATGCCTATGCTCATTCCTGGGACGATTTAGAGTTTGAGACAGGATGGCTCGGGGGATATGAAATACATAGTGCTAAAGTTGGTGATAACGTTAAAATAAGTACAGGTAGCGAACCTTTCCCATTCCCCGTTGGTGTTACTTTTGGACCTACTGGTGGTGGAACAGGTGCTTCTGCTTATTTGACCTTGGGATCTGCTGCTAGCCAATTGAACGCTTCTTCGGATCCAAATATTACAAACTTTTATTACAGGGTTATTCCAGAAACCGCAACTGCAACATTAACCACTGCAGGGCCTTCTTCTGTATCTTTATTCCCGTTTGCAGCAACGGGTGGAACTGGTGCAGTTCCGGCTTCGGTCCCTGGAGCACCACCACCTCTAGTTGTAGCTTTTGTAGTAGCAACAGGACCATAAAAAATTACCGATATGTCTTCAACAATTCAAATATACGAAACGCAATCAGTCATTTTTACAGACACTACATATGGCGGTTTGCCTCCATATAATAGGAGATGGACTTTCAATGGAGGTGACATTGCTTCAGCAACAGGAGCAACTGCACAGGTTAGGTATAATACTCCAGGACAGTACACTGCTACACTAACGGTAACTGATTTTAATAATGTTACAAATTCATTTACCTCCACCAACGGTATAGAAGTATTGACAGCTTCGGTAACTTCATCCTTTAGTGTTGCACCAAACCCAGTTCTGATGTCACAGGAAGCACAATTTACCAATACTTCCACTGGGGTACCAGAAGCACCTACCTCTTATCAATGGGTTATAGGAGGATCTAACTATTCAACAAGTACTAACCCTACTCTAGAATACGATGATTGGAAACTCGTCCCTGGAGCTAATATAGCAGCTGCTCCGGGATCAACTGTGCTTGTTTCTACGAGACTTGATGCCACAAGTTCTTTTGCCACTGATACTAGTTCTTCTTCAATAACAGTTACTAAAACCGGGGTACAAGAAACCAATTATATAAACAGGATTGGTCCAGCCCAACCTTATTCACAGGAGGGGGTTATCACAAGTACCGGAAGACAAACAGGTGTCTTTGGATATCCTACTAATTCCTATGTTTTTGAGATTGACTTTTCTTCCGCCGCGAGTGGTCAATTTGTTACTGGATTTCACTCTACTCAAGAGGATGCTTACATAGCATGTACAGGTCTTAGTGGCAACCCACTTTTTGTAACCACAGGGGTTTCGCGTGTTAATGGTTATATTATTGTGGAGGACTATTTTTATGCGAGTGGTGATATAGAAATAATAACTGGGCGCTACATATACCCTACCCTACCTAACCTCGGAAGGCCAAAACAGCTTTACTTTGCAGACGATGGTCAATCCGGAAATATCACGGATCTGGTTACCAACGGAAATTATTCTCTGTCACTAATTGCAGATATCTTAAATAATGTTTATCCGCAGTTAAATTCAGCACAGAGTGATTATTGGTCTCCAAGATTTCCGATTACTAGCCAAAGTTCTGGGTTTAATCCCGTGGTTTATTCACCACAATATTTCACGAATCTTGGGTATAGTGGTAATGCTTACGAGATTTACATAACTGTTAACGGCTCTTTCAATGCCACGTGTACTGTTAATGCTAATTCTGGCCAGGGAAATGAGCCTGGGTCACTTAATTTTGAATATTATGTAATGCAAGATGCTGGAGGAAATGATGGGGTTGCTACACAGTTGAATGCTGCCATTGCTTCATCATCAATACCAGGCGGTACTGGTTCTATTGAATTTACTGCAGTTCAAAATTATAATATTAATTCACTTGGAACCCCAGCTAATTATTATGGTTTAAAAATGGAGGTTAAAATTGAGAGTATCGAAACTGTGCAAATAAAAGATAACTCTGCTACACTAAATGCATCACTTTCTTTGAACTTAGCTCCATTTGCTTATTATTATACTGGTAGCTCAAATGTTCTTTCTTGCTCTGGTATGCCACCTGATTTAATCTTACCTACAAACGATTACTTTGAGCAGGGTAAGCGAATAGTGTACGGAAATACCATATTCTAAAATTTTGATAAATAGAAAGCAATGCCAACAACTTTTTTCTATATAAACACTGCAGCTCTTGATTCCTTTGGGGACGTTTGGGCTGTGGGAAGAGATCTTACCAAATACGATGGCGAAAATTGGTCATACTATAATTACCAAAATTCGGTGGTTCCTAGCAATGATCCATACTTCTTGGATACTAGGTCAATCTCTATTGATAATGAAAACAGCAAATGGGTTGGGTGTGCGGTAACTGCTTCTTTATCTCAGGAATTAGTTTTTAAGGCTGTTGGAAGTCAGGCTGCTACTGGGGAAAGTTGGTCTTTAAGTCAATTTGGAAATTATTCTTCGCAGTCTCCTAATTGGGAAGTACCTACTATTTACGCAAGTCCCTACACGGAGGAAGTTCTTGCTTTTATCTCACCACTGAATGGTGGTGCTGGAACTGGCGGAACTGGAAACACCGGGGTGACCGGGGGATATCTTTGGAGGTATGATAAAGTTGCTGAACAATGGAGCGAGGTAAGTCCAGGATATACATGGCCTCACATATACGAGATAACAGCTAAGGGTGAAGGTGGTAATACATTTGAGTACTATCTAAGCACAAATGACGGACTCCAAACTATTCCACAGGGAAATCTTGATCCTATAACTTTGGATAATGGTGAGCTTGCAATTAAGCAGCTTTCTAAATACAATTCCATTACCTCTGGCATTGGTGGTGATATTGTATATGATGTTTCATTTGATGAGGATGGCAACTATTGGGCTGGTACCGAGAATGGTATAACATATTGGGATGGTAAGAAATTTTATAACTGGAATGTTGGATCCGGAGTAGGTGTAACTAAGGTAGTAGCAAGGAAGAATGGACACGTCTTCTTTAGGATAGGTAATCCTTTTGATCAGCCTTCTACTTCAAATGGATTCTATCATTTTAATGGGGATTCCTTCACCCATTTAACTTCTTCCAATACAAATCTGCCCGATAATAGGGTGATTGAATTAATGAAGGTCGAAGAAAAATCTCTAGCTGGAACAAGGAAGGTTTACGAGGAGGATCTTTGGATTGTTGCTGGTAATAATATTTGCCTCTTTGATTACACTTTGCCTCACGTATATGGAACATCTAAGTATACAGGAACCACAGGATGGAATTTTGTTTATTATACACACACCACAGAGGGCGGAACTACTGATACTGCTAGACTTCCGAAAGCTGACAAGTACACTTGGAAATACCCTACCTGGAGAGGATACGATAACGAATACCTAAAAAACCTCCATCCTGGTTTAGATCCAAGAAACTTGTTTTTGGAAACCAATTTCAAAGACATTGCAAGCGGTAAAGCAGGGGAACAGCCCTATTGGAATAATGGTGAAATAATCCCTTACAGTGATGAAGAGCTTTCTAAACTTATAGCAGATTCTGACTGGCTCACAGACACAACTACTTTTACAGTAACCTCTGCTAGTAAGTACCGTGATTATAATGTATTGACTGGATATTCAAGTGAATCGTCTATAAACTTTGGTGAGAAGAACAACCTTACTCCAAATTACACTTTATCTAATCCAAACCCAACAGATTCTGCTGGTGGCACTGGAGATCTTGGTTTTGTTGCACTTTATAGTGATGGCGGACAAGTTAAGACAGTAGTTCCTTTCAGGGGGTTCTCGACAAGAGTTTATAAGGCATTACCATCTACAGATAATTCCTCCATTTATGTTTTAGGTACATTCCGTAAATACCTTGAAGCTGGCGAGTTTATTTATTCTAGTAAATATCCGGGTGCATCTGATATGACTGTAACAGGTGTAACCGGTCCTACTGGAGGTCCTGTAGGATTCTCTAATATATCCTCTCCTGGTTTAACTGCATCTTATGCTTATCCTTGGATACTTAACGGTGCAACCGGTGCAACCAGCGGGATTTATTTACCGGAGACCTCTATTCTTGGCGATACTGAGGCTATCTTTATGGCTGAAGTTGAAATTGATCTTGGTAGCAAAGTTAGCTATGGTGATATGGACTTCACGACTGATTATTCTGCATTAAATCAATTTTCTCTTAAGAACTTTAGGTATTTCCCAGGAGCTAGCGGCAGCTACGATCCAACGGGTGTAATTGATCCAGCATACTCCCCGCCTACATCTATTGAAAATCTGGATCTATCTGTTACTGAGAATTCTGTTAGGGTGATTTCTAATTATTCTGGTGGAATATCTGTTTTAAAGGATGGATGGTTTGATCTTAGTGATTTACCAAGTTCGCCTGAGTTTATTTTTTCTTCTAAGAATTCTAGTACTTATGACAGAAGTGGCTCCTTAATTGATATGAACTCGAATCTTTCAATGCGAGATGGGTTCAAAATTGGGCTTACCGGTTCTAGTACTTCTAGTGTTGATGGGATAACTTCACTAGAAAATTCTCTGACCTATCTGCTTACTGGAACTTCAACTAGAGATGTCATAGTCGGTAATCTTACTGTATCACATCCGAATCCAGGTTTTTCGTATCCATATTTCATTTTAAATGATTTTAACCACGCCTCACTAACTGGTGCTTTCATAAAAAATTCTGGAGGGACAGCAGCTCAATATGAAACTTGGTATAAAACTATTTCTGGATATAGATCAGATGATAGTTACTATATAAACTCTCTCTATACAGATACTCCCGCTCTTTACCCAATAACAAAAAGTACTAAGTTAGATGCTACTGGCACTTCTGGTGGGGTGAATGTACTTACGCTTTCGGTTAGACCTGGTGGCAATTACAAGCAGCTTTCCTCCTATGAGGTTCTACCAGAAACGTACGGAATTCCATACTCATCATTCATTAGCGATCAAAGCGATTCTATGCCTGGTGGAGACCAATATATGGCTTTGTATTATCAAAGAACCTCTGGTCTAACCGGTGGGGGCCACACCATTATAAAAAGAAACGTAACGGGAACCTATGTAGATATTGCTTCTACTTTTGGACAGGGAAATACTGGGGACCAATCCCAGCTTAAAATACATGTAAATCCAAATTTAGATGTGTTCCTTGCTGGCTCTAGTGCTGGTGTAACTGGACCAGCAAATCTACCCTATAGTTCAGCAACTGGCGGATTTGTCTCTTTGTTAGAAAGCTATAAGCCTGGTGTCGGTAAAGATGTCGGTAATATTATTTCAAGGGCTGGTTCTGGAGCTTGGACTTGGGTAGATGTTCACAACTCTGATTCGGATCTTTTCGTTCCCCTTTTATCAACAGTTTTCCTAAGTAATTACGATAGCAAAATTTTTGGTAAAAACACAAATAGGTGGAAATTAACCAACGCTACTACGGGTGAAACTTTGCTTGATGTAAAGGATGTTCCATTCTTTATTTACACATTCTCCGTGTCCGGATATTACTCAATTCAAAATATTGTGGAAGACTGTAACGGTAATGTTTATCAGATATCAAAACCTGCTTTTGTTAAGGTTGTAGATCAGACTATACCTGCAGCTGATGATCCTAACCCAGAGTTTGTAAATTCTTCAGACTATGGATATAGGAAACAGCCATCTTATATAAGTGGGGCTGAGTACAAGGAGTTATCTAAAGATTTAAGTGAGGAGCAAAAAAGAATAATGCTTCAAAACCTTGTCCCTTTTGGTTCTGGATTAATCATTAAAGATAATCCAGATGCAACGTTCGATCAGTTTTAATTAGAATGTATAAAGTAGCCTTAGAACTTCATCTATAGACTCGTGTCTGTGGTTATCTTTCAAAGCTATTGAATAGACAAATTTTGAATCCTTGAGTTTTGGTACTTCATGGATAGCCGAATCATTAGCAAATTTCAAATCTATCTGCTGTCCATCACCACAAAGAATCATTCTTGAATGCTTGCCAAGTCTACCTAGTACCATACCTAGTTGTTGCTTGGTTAAATTTTGAAATTCATCTACAATAACAACAGATCTATCAAACGTTCTCCCTCTGAAATGACTAAGAGAAACCAATTCGATAATCTCATCTTTTTCCATTCTTTCCAAATGGTCTGCTTTGTTGTAAACCTTTCTCATGTTCGATCTAATTGGAACAAGCCAAGGTTCCATTTTTTCCTCTAGAGATCCTGGTAAAAATCCGTTATCCTCGTTAGAAACCGTTGGTCTAGTGATTACTATTTTTTCACATTCTCTTTTGAAATAGCAATCTAGTGCTATTTGGACTGCTAAAAGTGTCTTACCACTTCCTGCTTTTCCAGTAATAAAATTGAATGGGTGTTTCCTGATTTCAGATTTTGCCGATTTTTGTTCTTCTGAAAGAGTAATGTTAAACTTCGTATCTCCCTTGGGGTTACGTTTCGATGAGTCTGGCATTTTTACTATTTAAAAGTTAATGTGATATATATTCAAAACTTAAGAAATCAAAATAATTACAACAAATGGCTACAGTAAACACTACTTCCATTCTTGGCTCTGATTCGATTTCTGCATCGAGAACTACTATAAACTCAAACTTTCTTACACTAGAAAATTGGGTTAATAATTACAACACGGTTTTCGGTCTAGATACGGTAAATGGTATTATCAATTTAACCGGTGCATCGACAGGAAGAATCTCTGCTAAAACTGGAAAATTCGATTCTATTGTTATTCCAAGCGGAGGTACTGCACTAGCTCAGATTAATTCTTCTGGAGCTGGTTCATTTTCTTCGGTCTCAACCACAAATTTAACTGGTAGCGGGACAATAAGCTTTGGATCTGGAAGTACTTTAACACAGAGCGGCACTTCAACATTCTCTGGTTCGACAACACTTAGCGGAGCTACGACCCTAAATAATACAATGACCCTTGGTCCTGTTGGTAATTTTGCTTGTCAAAATACTATTGGTGCTAGTGGTGCAACTTCAGGAACCGTTTTCCCTTCATCCGCAACCGGAGGTGGTGGTGGACGTGGAACTTCATCTGCAAGTCCTTACGTTATCACTGCTCAAGAGGATGTAATATATGCTCAGTGTTCTTCTGGCTTCTATATGAGCGTTGGAACTGCAGGAACTACAGCAGCTAACCTTCCTGCTGGTCTAAGAATTACAATTATAAATACTGAGACCTCTGCTGGTTCAATTAAAACTGGAGTTCAAGGATCAAACTACACTGGATTTAATACTGCAAGCGGATATGGAGAATTCCCATCAACTGGGATTACAGTTGACGCAAACAGACCTTACCAATCTTCTATTCAGCTTCAATGGGAGCCGAGGATAGGAAAGGATAGCGGTAGTCAGGAAGGATCTTGGGTAGTACTGGGATCTTCAAATATGTCTTGGTCATAACAAAAAAAATTAGATAAATGGCAAAAACCCCATTTATAAGGCCTCTTCAAGTACAGGGTGGAACTTTTTACGCATTCTCTTCTGCCGCTGAAGATCTGTCCTTTACGTTTAATAATTCAGTAGACAAGTTCAAGTTTTCCAAATTTGCACTTCTGAATATTCCTGATATCAATTCTGGAGATCCCCTTGGTAACAGCATTAAACTAAACGCACCTGACAGTGCGTTTTTAGATTATGCCACAAGCGCTGGAAACATTATTACTGGTAATGCCAATACTGATTTCTCACAAAGTTTCCAAAGCTATTGTTTGAACTTTGAAACGACGGTTTTAAGCTCTGATGTTTACAACCCAGATTTAAAGCAAAACATTTCTGAGAGGGTTTTCTTCAAGTGGTTGAAGGAAGTTGGAGCCATTAGATATCAACCAGCATCTTCCGATCAGGTAGTTTCTACTCTTGATCAAAATACTGTTATGACTATCAACGGATTGCCATCTACTCAGAAAAGATATGTGGAGGGTGATCCTTCGGGTGGAACAGGTTCTTATGGCTTAGCAGGTTCTACATACAATAGAGTAGTTCAATATATTGGTAACTTGGATATTGTAAATTCGGTTAAGAATAACAATAATACCTATTCTGAAGTATATGTCCATGTTCCAACTAAAGATGGTAATACACCAACCGTTCTTTTTAAGAATGTGGTGGATGAAAACTACTACCCAGATTACCAATGGACTAATAATCCTGCAGATCCACTAGACAAGGAATATTTGACTGGTAGATCTTATGATGAGTTGAATCCAAGTGGTCTAACCAATTTAGCAATTTTTGATGATGATGTTTTAGGATCTCCTTCCGCTACATTTGAGGATACCACCAATGGAACTACAGGAAGTGGTAATTGGTATACTCCAAGGGATACTGCAAATACATATTTTACAGATTCCTCGTTTGTAGATCCAACCGCACAGATTATTTCTAAATCCGTATCTGGAGCAACCGCAGGTGTTGGATTCCAGAAATACGTTAGAACGAGGCTGGATTCAGTTGGTATTGATTTTGACCCAGATTCCTACAAACAAATCATAGATGATGCATCAATTTCAACTCTAGAAGAATTTAACTCTACTTCCATTTCGGAGGATTTTGAGTTTAATGCGGTGTTAATTTACTATGATGTTTATGACCCGGCTAATCCAACTAATTCTGCTACAAACCTCTACGGGGTATTATTTCTAGATGACGTGCAAACTACAGGGTCTGGAATTTATAGCATTCCTAGATTCCAAAAGTATAAGCCAAATATAGTTACCAAGCTTAATGGTAATTCTTATGGATTAAAACTAAACATCAAATTTGATGTTGATATAGATCAAACTGGTGTTGAGCAAGCGATAAATGACTATTCCCCATTCTCGCTAACTATGTTTATGGATGCTGTAAATGTTTTACAGGATGCTTCAAGTACACTCAACAACAACGCAGCAAGCTATATAGATTTGGAAGAGAGGGTTTCCGCTATGGAGAATTTGTTACTCACACAGGATACTTCAACTTCTCTTGATAGAAGAATAACAAGCCTTGAAAGTTCTTATGCTGCTAACCAAGCATTGTTTAACAATACTCAATCTGTCATGGGTCTAATCACTCAGAATTATGAGTTAATTAGGGCCATTATTAATAATGAGACCTCTGTGGAAATCTCATATAATCTTGATACGATTAAGCAAGGATCTGGTGTCCTTGTTAATAGGTCCATACCTAATCAGGTTACTATTGAAAATAATAATCAGGAATTTAACCTTGGGCAGGGTAACGGAACCATAACTCTACAGAACAATGCCTTAAATAGGGTTGATCTTAGAAGTTTTGGTAATTATTATAAACACATTAACAATGGTACCCCAATTACTCTGACTTCTGATTTGTCTATTAGGGTTGATGATTCTATTACATCATGGAAGAAAGGACAGGCTCTTAAATTTAGCTTCGGTGATCAGATAATTCCAAACGATTTCACAATCAATTTCCTTACTAACGCAGTTGGTAGATATCCGATCAACAATCCTTCAGGGGTTGCATATTCAAATCTTATTATTTCCCTGGTTGATTCTGACATATCCTCTTATGATTATATGCCAGTTATAGAGATCGTTTGTATTGACGATGAAAACTTAGTATTCCAGGCAGATATAGTGGGTAAAAGCTTAACAAATAATGGGTAAAATTTTATAAAGTAAAATGGCATCAACACAAAATTCAATAAGTTCTCTAGTAGCTCAGTTTTTAAGACTGCAAAAAAATTCATTGGAGATTATTAACGGCCTCAATGAGGTAGCAACTTCTACTAACGATAATGTACAGATCGAGCTACTAGATGAAAATGGTTTGCCATCTGTCGCTAGTATTCCAGCCTATGGTTATCTTAGAAGTGAAATAGAAAGGCTCGATTCTAACATCCAGTCTCTTGCTGGACTGGGGGACAACTTTGCTACCGTTAGAAATCCTGATGGTACGTATAGTCAAGTTTATAAGTCTCAACCTATAAAGGATCCTGCACCTCTTGCCAATCTTCAGGTGCCAAGCACATTTTCTGCAAGGGATAATTGGTTCTTTGAAAGCTTTTTAAGCCCGCTTCTATACATCTCTATTGACGTAACCGGTCAGGTTGCTGATGATGCTGATCGTGTTAGGGTTAAAAGAATTATAGCAAATACTAATACTGATGAAAAGAAGGCTTATTTTGATAATAACCTAAATGGAAGGAATGACCTATCTGAGCAAGATTTTATTAATGAGCTGGATGATGCTGGTATAGACTATTTTGTTGATGAAGACAATATTGACTTACCACTGAGGTCAATTAGGAATAAAGGATCTTTCGGTGTTCTTTCCTTTTATGATGACGTAGTAACGATAACCGATGCAAATGGAAATCAAGTCCAGGAAACTAGAAGGAACTATAAATTAAATACAGTTAATTATACTGATACGACTTCTAACGTTACCAACGGGAGGACATTATCCGTTGGTGATACCCTATTAACTAATGATGGAACTAGATATCTTATTACCGCGGTTAATATAGAGGAGACATCTGTTCAGCTTAAAAGAGATTCTGGGTATCAACCGGTACAAATTGGTGATAATCAATTAACCTTACAATCAACCCAATTAAGTGCAAGACTTATAGAGGTTAATGTTGGTTTTGACGAAAGGCAGGGAATATTTTTTAAGCAGATAGATGATAACTTCAATATCATTGGATCCACTTGGTCAAACGGAATTATTATTTTCAGCAATGAATTAACCATTAACACTGACTCTGGTGTGCAAACACTGGAGCAGTTCTATCTTAATTCAGTAGCAGATCTTGGTCAGATATTCCTTGGAATGGCTAAAGAGAAGAAGATAAATGCCATAAATGGGTTGGTTCCAGATGCTCCTTCAGTTTCTGCTACTAATTTTAGGGTGGTTCAGGTTAATACCCAGCTTACCGAAGGAACTGATGTCCAAACTCTGAATGACAAGGTAGCTTTAAAATCAACTTTGCAATCAGAAATACAACAGTTAGATGGATCTATATCAAAAGCTAGAACCGATTTAAATTCGGTTTCTTCCACAAGTGTTTTAGCTAACAACTCTTCAATTGCTTCTGTTTCTTCTTCTAATACAGGAAATGCTCAGGCATCAAGTTCGATTATAGCTTCACTTAATTCTTTGACCCAGCAAAGAGTACAAAAACAACAACTCCTTGCTTCCGTCGTAAGTGATATCACTACTATTTCAGAAACAAATACCCAGTTCAAAGTAGAACCTAAATATAGAGTGAGGGGTTTTTGGCCCATTCCTTTGCCAAAAAGTAGCACGGTTACTGGAGATCAGAGTGTCATTCAGTTCATTATACAGTATAGGTACCTTTCAGAGGCTGGAGCTTCTCCTGCGGTACAGCAGATAGGTTACCTTGATGATAACGGTCAAGAAAAAACCGGGGCCTTTTCAAACTGGACTGAGATAAAATCAGAGGTAAGAAAGAAGATATATGATGCTAATACAGGGACGTATGTTTGGGCCCCTGAAGATACTGAGAATGCAGATGCTACTAATATCAATCAACTTGATATACCAATTACAAAAGGAGAAAGAGTTGAAATCCGCATTAAAGCGGTTTCAGAAGCAGGGTGGCCAGATAACCCGGTAACATCGGATTTTTCAGATCCTGTTGTTGTAGCTTTCCCTGACGATCTTTCAACCCAAAGTACAGCTGAGAGTGTTAGCACAAACTTAAAAGACGAGGCTGTTCTTGCAATTCAACAAGATTTAACAGCTAAGGGTATAGACGGACTCTTGAATCAACAGGTAGTTACTGGTGATAAGACTTACTATTTGGGAACAAATTCAATTCTTAGTGGCTACTATGATTCTGCTGGTAATCCTTTGGACCTTTTCCAAAAGCTAAGTGAACTTCAGGATCAATTGAACTCTTTAAGAGCAACTGTAGAAAATGCTACTGGTACTTTAGAAGTTTATATTGTTGATGATACAAACACACAACTGGTGACTAATGGTTCAACTGTAAACCTAAATGCTGGTTACTTTAACCAGATATACCAAAATGCATCTACAAGCGATGCAGGTAAAATAGCTTCTACTGTTTATGAGATTAAGATAAGCAACACTTCCGCTGGTCTCTTGGAGCTTTCTTCTATATTACCTGGTGGTTTAACAACACTTGCCGGAACAAGCTCCTCCTATGCATTACCCGAAGGATATGCATCTAATTTAAGATATGGCGCGGTGCCAATTTCTATTACGTCCCTTACCACATCGGATATAGTTCCTGTAGGATCCACTGGAGGTGCAAATAACGATTCTTTTAAAGAGTTTAGACAGGCGCCACCGTATGCTTCTGGTAACTCAAATAGTCAATTTGTTTATCCTAGGTGGAAGTCGGTTGGGTTTGACAATGAACTCTATATAGCACCTTCTACTTTTGCTGGCTCTTATCTCTATACTGGCGATGTGAGCGGTTTACCTAGAAATGGTAGTCAATTACTTCCTTTTGATCCAACTGATAATTCAGTTCCTACAGCCTCTGGTACTGATGCTAATATTTGGAGTGGTGTGATTACTGGGGCAACTGGTAGTTATACTGGTATTGGAAATGGTACATTAAGCGAATTCTGTATACACAAGGATCACCCAGATCTTACCACAGGTCTTTCGTTCACTAATTTGGTGAAACCTAATTTCTCCGGTGGTCTTGTAGTTTACCCATACTTCAGACATTCAGATTATTTCTACACAGATACTACACTTTTGGACAATTATAAGCAGTTGGGATATCAACAGGTGTCTACTGATTTTGTACAGGGAGCTACTGCTTCTAGAGAAGATGAAATGTATCCAAATAAACTTGGATTCACCGCTAATGATGAGTATCTGGTTGGAAGATATACTTGTGGAGCCTATCTATTCTTAGGTCCACCAACAGCTTCAACTATTCAAGTTGAAGGATCAACTCAATTGGCTTCTAAGTTTGTTAAGAATGGAGATTCCAATTCTATAAATGTTCCTTTAATATTCCAGTTTAGAGCAAATGATAAGTTGGGTTATATCGGAGGATTTAGAGCTGATGGAAACCCAACAAATATAACCTATAGTAAAAAGATAGGAATAGATATACAGGTTAGAAACCAAAGTCCGTTCTCTTTTGACGTGCAGGTTACTGGAAAATATAAAAATGATACCCTCTCAGCACCAAATTTCTCTTCAACAACTAGAAATGTAGGCTAAGGGTTTAATAAAGGAACAACATTTTAAATGGCATCACCAAAATTATTTGATTATAATTCATCATTTGGACTATTAAGGACAAACCCCAAACTTACCGGCAATGTGAAGGTGTCATTAGATTCCTCTGGCGGTGTTTGGTTAAACTCCTTTAATGCAAATCCAACACTTAGCACAGAGAAATTTAAAAAGTTCCAGGTAACAGGAAAGGATTCTTACGCTACTGATTTATACAATTTTTTCGATAAGGGATCTGTTGCAAATGATCTTATTTTCCAGGTAGGAGAATTCACAGACGGGAGTTCAAAAGCTCAAGAGGATTTTGAATTCCAGTACGACTTCTTTTATGGTAGTGGTGCTTCCACATTAATTGACAAAAACTACACTGAGAATTTTAGATATTTCCAACCCCTTTGGCTACGCAATGAATTACCTGAGTTTTTCGTTGTTTTTAAGTTACCAAATCCAGTAAGCTATCCATATACTACCAATGTAACTAACATTCAAACCTCGGTAAGCTATAAGCTAATTCAGGACCCAGATTCTTCTGAGACCTTTTCCATTACATACGGAAAGGATAATGCTGGGCAGGAAATTGTATATAAGGCAAATGAAATTTTCGAGGGTGTAGACTTGTACAGCTCATATTCAGTGGTTTCAGGATCTGGTAAAGTTGTTGAGATGAATGAGCTAAAATTTCAATCAAATGTCGATGATGTTGAATCTTTCTTCAACTCAAAAATATTACCAAACGCTAGTGTTGTTGCTACTTTTGATTTGAGGGCTGGAACTAAGATTGGTGACTATATAAGAAGCATTGTAAATAATAAGGGTTACAAGCAATCTCCAATAGATTTTTCTTTTCAGCAGAACACCTACACCTATTATAATGGTGTTAGTATAAAAGACGGTGTTTTTACAGAAAGGGGAGAGCTACTTTATGATTATCTGATAAACCCACAATCTTCTATACAATCAGATTTCGAAAACTATGTAACTGACGGATTCCAAAGAAATGGTGTGATATGTCCTAATGTGTTGAATATGGAATTCTTGTTTAACGATTCGGACTCTGATTTATACACTATAAATAGGTATTTTGGATTTTATGTTTCGAAAAATGACCTTGGTGAGTTTTTCTTAAATGGAGATTACTTTTACGATTTTAAGAACTCCAACGGCAATCTAAATTTACCTAAGCCTTCAAGAAACAATATCGGTCATTATGAAGACAATAGACCGAATTTTCAGAGTAGCACAGGTGGGGTCAGACTTTATTATGAGGGATCTTCTGGATGGATACCAGGATCTTATGATACAAATGTAAACGACCCGCAGAAACTATATTATATTACCGACAAATCTGATAGGTTCTATTCCTTAAAAAGGTTTGAAAACTATAACACGTCTAATAAAACTTGGATTGACAATACTCCACAATATGCTAAATATGGTCCTTACGACGGAAGCACTTTTGGTGTAACTGGAAACCCCAATCTAACAACCGGATCATTGGTGGTTAGTAACACATCAGTAAATCTACAAAACTTCACTGGGTACGGGGATAAGATAGGTTCTATAAAAGGGATTTTACCTGGAACTAAGGGGAGACCCAATATTGGTATAGAATTTACTGGAAATGAATCTTCCGGAAATGAAGCCGTTTTTAAGATTTTCTGGCCAAATGGATCTAAATCTGAGCCTGCTGGAAGATATGATCTGATTAAGACTGGAGAATTTGGTGGAACCCTTGTGGGGTGGAAATCTGGATCTTCTTATAATATAGGGACAGAACATTTCTTTAACGCCACTGATGGAACGACAGAAGAAATCGCTGCTGCTTTTTGTGAGTGTGTATCGTCTATAAGTGACGTTGTATGGGATTCTGCTCCTAGTTCTTCAACTTCAGTTATTAGAACAAAAGCTTTCGGGTCTAAGGTCAATAAAGAATATAGGGTTGTAGCTTATGATGACTATACAACTTTTAAGTCCTTGTATATTGGAGTTTGGAATAACACAAGTTCATATTCAACCGGTGATGTTGTTCTAAGTTCTAACATATACTACCAAGCGAAGAATAATATTCCTTCTGCAATACCCGGATCTCAAAATACAGATCCTTCGTTAGATTCATCTAACTGGCAATTATACTCAACCTTTTCCCAGAGTGGATTTGTTAAGATAGCTGGAACTGATGCCTCTTCTTTGAATGGGCCTATCTCATTTAGTGGGGGAACTGATTACCCCCTTTGTAGGGTGGCTTTTGATATTAAGGAAATTAATAAAGTGGTGGCTGGAAATTATATTCAGGTAACATCGGGAAGCGGTATAACAGGTGGAGCTTCTATGATTGAAAGCGTAACCAAATATGTTGAAGATCCTGTATTAGATTCTAATGGAAGGGTTGATGGTTTTAAGGGATATAATGAGTTATTAATTGCAAATCTGAGGGATCGGAAGGCGGTAATTGATTTGGGAACAAGCCAATCTTTCAACTTATTTGAAATGCCAAAGATCAAAACTGGGGTATTCTCCTTCTTTGATATTAAAGACTTTGACTTTGATTTTTGGTCTTCCTCTTATGGTGAAACACCTACTCCAGAGTTCCATAGATATTTTCAGCTTATACCTGAAATCAAAGGACAAATTAAGGATGGTGTAAAATACCTGGTTAAGTCTGGTGAAGTTGTAGTGGATGTTGGTACTGTGAATGAAAGAACCCTGCCTGCGGGAAGGGCTTTCGTAGGGTCCACTGTAGATTTCTTTATAGATAGCGGGTTTACAAACACTGGTGTTGAATCGATAGTTGTTCCAGCTATTTTTACACAAATACAATGGAAAGATCCTTCAGCTTCTTATAATTCAAAGCTAATAAATTTTGAAAAGAATTTAGATTCTTTCGATGGTTTCTTCGGAATTCAATCTATTAGTGAAACACAGGCTGTAACACAATCAAACACTAAGGGGTTTATTTTCAATTACGGTAAGCTTGAAACTGAATATGATTACCTGGAAGAAAACTATACCACTTCCAGGGCTAACCGATCTAAGATAGTTCCTTTTATTAATAAGTGGGGATACTTTGGCGGAACCGATTCAAGAGGCCACGGCTACAGATTGAATGCTTCTGCAGCTTTCAGCCCAACCAATTTTTCTCCTAGCTTCGAGAAGGAAACTCCAGATCCAATGTATTTAACTCATGAGTGGATGCTATTGGAAGGTGTTCCAGACGGATATCCTAGTGATAAGATAGAAAGTCAAAATAGCTATCTTCCAGCAAAGATTGATTTATCAAAGGTAAGAAGTGCAGACCCGGATGACAGTTTATATTTTTCTTCATTCTTCACTGTAGAACCTGCTGATTATTCAAGTCCTTATAATATAGCTAGTAATACTACTAAAGAATTATTTACCCCGTTTACGTACAATAGATCTACTGGATTTTATGATACTGTATTTAGGGGGGCAAAGATTTCTTTGAGAAGAAGAAGCACAGTTACTAATCCGAAAACGGATCTTGAAAAATATGTACCCAATTTTAGGGGGTTTGAAGACTATAAATTTGCTTCCGTGTTAAGGGTGGTTCCAGAAACGGGTAACACTATCCAGTCTCCTGTAAGTTATGAGATTGTTGAGAATACCCAACAAAAGTCTGTCTTATTTGTTTGTCAGATAGTAGTAAAAGACTATCGTGCTTTACCCCTTGGCTATACTGGAGGAACCGGAGGAAATCCTTCAGTTGATTATCTATTGCTTTATAGCTTGAGCGACAAAAAGAAGGATTCTGGTGTTGGTGTAACAGGTACTACAGGAGCAACTGGAATTCCTTTATATGAGATAGATGATATAAAGCTAAGTTCCGCCTTGGATCTTTCTATCACATCTGAAAGTTCTGTTACTCAGTTTACAAATCCTGGTTTTATTTACACAATACCAAATCCAGATTATGACACTGACCTGAGAGAGGAGATCAATACAATCTATCCTGTAGGTGGTACCGGATCTTTATCTCCAACAGGAAAGGGAAGTTTTAGGGTTCCTTCGATTAACTCAACATATCCTTGGCCGGTTGGTAGATCTAAGAATTTAGCATCATTCGGTCCGGTTGGAACTAATTACACTTTTGATATTCCTTTCGCATTCGGATCCCCGGTTACTATTCCAGTAGGACCTAGAAGTGCTTATGCTGATTATCCGGTTTTCCAGGAAGAGGGTGGCGAAAAATACTTTGATTTTCTAATTAGAAGAATTTCGCTTTCCCAGATCTCAGATCGTGTAAATAACGAAAGCCCTTATATTAAATACCGTACATATTCATGGAATGCGGATACGCAGACAACTGAGGTACGAAGCGATTATTTCCAGATCTATATGCAGCAGCCAACAGCTCTTCATAGATCAACTGGAACCTACCCTGTTGCTGATTACTCTGGCCCACAAACTTTGGGACAGAACCAGCCTACCGGGTACCAAATAAATGCTGGTCCTAATTATGCTGCTGACATTTTAAGATATGCTGGTAAATACGAACCACTTTTTAATAAGGTTATTAGGTATAAGAATGATAAAACTGATACTATTTCTGGTTATTCTTCTGCTGACTTGAGTTACCGAAACTGTACATTTGCCCCCGAAAAAATAGATTTCGGTACTGTAAAGAATCTAAATTATAGTAAGGTTTCTCTTGGCAAGAATATACTTGAAAAATCAGCAAATCTTCCGCTTGGTCCAGTATATCCTCTTGTTGGTGAAACACCAGTTGCAAAGAAGAACTTTTCTATATTTTTGTCAACATGGGATCCTGGGTATTTTAATCTTTACACTTCTGCTACACAAAATTCCCCGGTTGCTGGAACCAGATCTATGAGGGAGAATAAATCATTCCTTGGTTCTAAAATGATGCAAACCCCTTATACCATTACTACTTATACCTTTATAACATTGGAGGTTAATAGAACCACTGGTGAAACTGATGTGCAAAAGATTAACCTTGAGGCAAAGCAGGCTTTAAGTGAAATCCAAAATATAACCCCACAAACATCTAATACTGGAATTGGTCAGCTAGGGACAGTATTTTCAAACGTCGACCTTCAAGTTTTTGACGAGGGGATTTATCCAGATGTGGAAGTTTTCTGGCAAAAAGATACTAGAACTAATACCCTTTATGGATCTATTAGATTAGACAGAATCCTTAGAAGATATTTGCTAAATGCTGGGATTAGTAAGGTGTTTGTAGACAATATTATAAGTGAATTTGGTGTTGGAGACCCAGAGAGTATCAACGATGACATCAAAACTTATATAGATAAAAATATAGTTCCTATTTATCAAGGTATAACTTTTGACCTATTTGTCAAAAAGACAGGAACAGACCTAACCTCTACTGAATTATTGTTAAGAGGTGACTTAACTAGCCCTGATAGAATTAGATATTCATATTACTCGGAGCCTAACTATAAGCTTACAAAAAGAAATGCCCTTTCTTATTCTTTTGAGCTTCCATTAGAAAGTGGTAAAAACTATTCAACAACCTTCACTTTCCAGATTGAAAAAATATAGGGGATTAGAGATATTGTAATATATAAACAAAGATAAAAGAAAAAAATGCCGAATCTGAACATAAAAGCTTTAAATGCTGGTGATACACAGGAGTCTATTAGGGAAAAGGTAAACTCAAACTTTGACTCGGTAGTGGCGGCTGGTGGTGGACCTCAGGGACAGCAAGGTGACCAGGGAAAGCAAGGTCCTATTGGTCCGGCTGGACCCAAGGGAGACCCTGGGCAAGAAGGGATAAGAGGAACTAAATGGTTTGTTCAAGGAGCAGAACCTATTGGGGGTCCAAGTGATCCCATTAGAGTTGGAGATTATTGGGTTCAAACACTTTCTAATAACTCTATTTATGAATATACCGATTCCGGATGGATCGATACTGGACAAAACCTAAAAGCTTCTGAGGTATTTGAGGTTGTATCCGGTATTTCTGGTCCAACTGGTGGAAAGGATGCAATAGTTATAAGCAGTCCTTTCCCAGAACTTAATACACTGGTAATTAGCGATTCTGCAGCTGCAACTTCAACTATAAACCCAACTTATGCTAAGTTTCTGATTTCATCCAACGGAAGCAACGATTATCCAATTTTGGAATTCTCCAAAACTAACGTTGGTGGAATTGGTACTCCAGCTGATTATAATAGGCACCCGCAATTTAGGTGGTTAGACCCTTCTGGTAGTAATTATGACCTTCTTTTCTCTGTACCACAAGATGATTTTACAGTAACCTCTGGAGGAAGTATGCTTTTGCAGTCGACTTCTTCTACCCTTAACATCTCTGGTAATGGTGGATTAAATATCACATCGGGTTCTCAAATGACTTTCACCTCAACTGGTGCAATGTCATTCTCTTCTGGAACATCCTTAATGACTTTTTCTTCTCAGAAATTTAATTTAACATCGTCATTGTTGGCTCTTAATGTTCCTATGACCATAAGCGGCGTGACATCCCAATCCCCACTCCTTAGTCTTCTTAGTAGTGGTTCTGGGGACACTCTAAAAATTCAGTCTACTTCCTCTTCTTCTTCGTACTATCTTCTAAGGCTATTAAGTGCTAATACTGAAAGATTTAGTGTTAGAAATGATGGTAAAGTAACATTCCAAAGACAAGTTAATGCTACTAATAATACTGCTAGCAGCACACCATCAGATGATGGTCCGACTGGAACTGGTCGTAGTTTAACGTCCACTTTATCCCCCTTGGGAGTTGATTGTGATCTTTGGTGTTATGGACCGGTTTCTGGTACTCACAGCTCATTTGTTACAATATATGATTTTGGTCCTGGGAATAATATGTATGCTAATTGGACGACATCTAACAAGCGTGTAATATACGTAGATAATGTTAATAACAACCCAACCAATTGGGGAGAGTGGCTTTCAAATAACGAGTCTATTACCTTGGTTTATTATGCTGCCAGTGGAAAGCTTTTCAATGGTATAACATATTTTGCCGGTAGTCCTCCAAGTTCGTTTACTGAGTTCTCAACCTCTGCTAGCCGGGTAGAGGTTACTCATATGAATGTCGGTTCAACTTATAAATGTTATTGGTCTACATGTGCTGGAGAATGTGGAGTTTTATTCTAATATAGGAGATGGCAGATTTTAATACAAAATACATATTACCTGGAGATGACAAGGATACCATCATCAATAAGATAAATCACAATTTTTATCAGGTATTTTTCAATGGTGTCGGTGAAAAGGGTCCTGTTGGCTATGTTGGTACTACTGGTATTAGAGGTCAAGCTGGGAGAGATGGTGAAGCAGGTGCAACTGGCGAAAGAGCTGCTGATTGGTTTTTCTCCTCTACCGAGCCAAGTGATTCTGTATCTCAGAATGGAGATATCTGGATTAATATAGGGGTTACTGGAGGCCAACAGGTTTACATTTATACTTCAGGAGCTTGGGTCAATAGTGGACAAACACTTCTTTCTTCCGGTGTATTTTCTACAATTACTGGAATATCTGGACCTGGTAATTCAACCTCGAGTAATGCCATTTACATTAATGGTAGCCAGGGAGATAAAACTTTGGTGCTGTCAGATTCTACTGGAGCAACATCTTCAATGAATCCAAACTTTGCTAAAGTTTTGGTTTCAACTGATACATCACAAACTGCTGACTTTCCAGTTTTGGGCTTTGCAAAAACGTTTTTAACCCAATCGCCAGGAAAGATAGTTTCGATGAAATGGGCAGCAACTGGAGGTTCTTACAATCATCGATGGACATTTCCTAACGAAATAAGGATGCAAAGTGGAATTTCCTCCAACTATTCTGCTACTGGAGGTAATATGACTCTGTCAACTTCCAACCAAAACGTGGTGGGTTCGTCACAAAGCTTTGTTAACTTTACTGCGGCAACTGGAACAAGTGGTGCTTATTCTCTTTCAACCCCTGGTGTTTTAAGCCTTTCCTCGTCGCTGGTTAATTTGTCATCTTCGTCATTTTCTGCTACCCTTTCAAATCCTGGGGGGACTGGATATATTGCAGCTCCAGTTACCCCATATATTCCGTTGGTAAGTATCTCTGGATCTGGATCTGGAATAAATGTTACTGCATCCTCTGAAACCTCCGATGAGCTTCTGCAGATATTAAACACTACGGACCAGGATTTAATTAAATCTGAAAGAACAAATAAATTTGTATTTGGCTCTGTCGGAGCAACAGGACTTAAAAAGGTCAAAGGAATTACCACTACTTCTCAAAGCTTCTTGTCCGATGGGACGGACTCTTACGTAAATTGTGGTAACCCTACAAATGATGTGTGTGTTATTATTCCTCCTCTTTTAATAGCATCCATTCCAACTGCTAATGGAAAGACTAATCGAATAATGCTGTCCTTAGGTAGTAACTTTTCTTGGGCTAGCGGCCTAGTAAATGCCGGACAGAGCAGAACGTTTGACTTCTTTATAAATAGCTCTGCATATTCCTTTGGCGGAATAAGGGTTCTTCCTGATTCTGGATTTGGTTCTACAACCAGAGTTTATATAGACGATAACGCTGCTGGAGAAGCAGGATGCCAGCATATTAGAATTACATTCTTCCCCTCGAGCGTCACTGAGAAATTTCATTACGAAGCATTTTCTGATGACAATTATAAATGTGGCCAGATTACATATACAGTTGCGGCGGCTACTGATGTTGGCCCCGGCCCCGGCGGCGGCTTCCTAGGGTTATAGGGTTGGGTCCTTAATGTTTTTAACTAATAAAGATGTCGGATAAATATAACTAAGATGGAATTAACAAGAAAAGAGAAAGAAAAAGCCAGTCTTCTGAAGGATAGATTTTCTTCGGTTAGGGCAGAGATTGAATCTGTACAGTCCGAGATGGATATTTTAAATACAAAGGCAGGTACACTAATTAGGGAATTAGAGGAATTAAGAGACCAGGAATCCAAATTTATTGGCAACCTGAAAGAAAAATATGGGGAGGGAACACTCGATCCATTTAAACTAATTTATATGCAATGACACCAGCAATAGGTAAAATATTGGCCCTATTAAACAACAGATATTTCCCTGTAGTTGCTATAGTCGTTTTATCTTTTATGCTTCTAAGGCAGTGTAACGTAGCTCAGGATGCTAAAAGGGAGGCTGAAAGGAACATGAACAATCTTCTGGCTGAACAAGATACTGTTCGAAAAATTTCCTCCAAACTAGGTAATGCATTAGCAGAAAAGGCTTCTTTTCAACTTAAGTACAACGAACTCTCTAAGGACCAAGAAGAATTAATTAAGCAACTAGAGCTTGCTAGGAATAGAAAACCTGGTGTAGTTATAGAGACACGTATTGTTTACAGGGATACCACTATTCTAGTCCCAGTTCAAAGTGAAATTGGTGATAGCACAAATTTGCTTAAATTCTCGTATGACCCAGACCTTCCTGGTAATAACAGATTGGCTGTTAATGGAATATTACCTTACACAACAAAGGACACCATTTTCAACGGTGATGAAAGGATCTTAATTGTACCTGGTTATGCTAACCTTTCTATTGAGCAAAGGATAGATCTTGTGACAGGTTTATATAGGGATCCGAAAACCGGTAGACTTTTTGTTAGAGCATCTACTACATTTCCAGGAATATCTTTTAATGATATAAATGCTTTAGATATGGTAGATGATCCGGGAACTCGAAAAGCTCTAAGAGGGGCCAGAAAGCCCTTCGGTATTGGTGTTAATGTAGGATATGGTATGGTTTTCACGACTAACGGTTACCAAGCAGGTCCTGTTATTGGTATAGGCTTACACTACTCTCCAAAATTCTTGCAATTTGGTAAATAAAGAAAGATAAAATGGCATTTTCAACTACATCAAAATTTGTTCAACTAACCCCATATTTGGTTATGGAATATCGGTATGCTGATCAGCCTAATCCAGAAACATATTTTGTCAACACTGGATCTCCTGCTGTCGGGTTCAACAAATTGGTAAATGGTGTTCTTGAGGATGATAATGGACAGCCATCTGATGACATCCAAATAATGAATTTGGACCAAGATCAGTCAGTAACACAAAACACTAGAAACAATAGTGTTGTACAGACTAATCAAAACACATTCGTAACTTTAGATCCGAGCTTAATAGTCCCTTACAATGACTTTAATTCGAATCTAACCAACACTGCAAATTTAGAAATAACATTTACCTCTAATATTCAAGTTGTATATGACTCAGTTAGATATCACATATTAGCAGGATACAATCTTGATAATGTTGATGGTCTGGTATTGCAAATACAATATTTAGATGTGGATGGATCATATGTTACTTTCTCGCAAATAAAGTTATCCAAGGGTTCCTCTCAAACATATACTTTGAGTCCTAATCCACTTACTATAGGATCTAATATTTTTGATAAGTATTACGAGGTTAAGATACCAAGTCTTGTTGATATGAACAACAAGTATGGTGCAGCTACTTCTCCGAATAAGCCTAATACTTTAGCCGGTCTTACCAGCAAGAGTGGTAAAGGATATCAAACTGCTGCTCCTATAAGGATAAAGGCTTATGAGATTTTAAGCACTACTACCACAAACGGTTATGATACTTACGGAACCGATCTTTTAGCCTCTTTATCCTTAGAGTCAACAGATCCTTTTAAAAATATTGGTGCTTATATTGCTCCATCTGACCAGGGTGATTATTTCGAATATTTTGCAACTGACAATGGAGGCTTCCCTGAGGATTTTATACTTTTCCAAAACTCAATTGGAAATAGTTACTACCTTAACCACACAATAGAAACATTGGAGCAAGTTGGCGGTGCTTTATTGAATACATCAAACTTCAGCAATATACAGACAACTGCCTATGACGTACCCAATCTTTTAAGACCAATTGTTAGATATCCACAGGTTGCTTCTTCCTTTACTTTGAGATATACAATGACTCTGGTAAACAATAAGGACCAATCAAGGTTAATAAGGGTTGCAACATATACTTCAACTGATGTTAGTAGATATGGTGCTGAAATCCAACCATTGCAACTTCAAGTTTTGCCACAACAGCAAAAGATTTACAATAAGGTTGCTGGGGGAGCAAATATTTCAATCTCTGGTAATAGGAATACACCAAAGCAAATAACTAAATATTCTAATGTTTTTGTAGATAGGACTTTGGTGAATACCTCACTTACCAATTTGGTTGTAAATGGAACTACTCTAAGGGAAGATACGTCAAACGATACAACTGCAACAGCAGCAATTTCTTATGGTGTTGGTCAAGCTTATATTACCATTTCCCCATTTGATAATTATTATAAGTTTACTTTTTTCCAGAAGGCTAATGATGGAACTACAAAAAATATAGATCTCTCTTCTTCTGGTGAATATTCTATGGTATTTATAAATAACCAAAACAAAAAGGTTAGTGCTCCATCAATAGTTGATAATAATATTGCTAAACCAGCTAAGGGTGAACTTGCTTTCAAAATAGATGAAACATTAGCAACTCAGATATTACAGTTCACCAACAAGAAATTCTACATCTCAAATAGACCTAGGGTTGAAGCAAATACAGGCAATACAAATAGCAAGGTATCTAGGCTCAGTAATGTATCAGCTAAGTTAGCAGCAAGGTCGGTTTCTTTGAATGATTCGATAACGGAGCTAAGGGCTGAAAGTATTAAGGCATCAGAGCAAAATACGTCAGTAAAGATGGATACCGCTAGAATCTCTTCTAAGTCATCTTCTGTTCTTTATTGGGGTAATTGGATAAGCGAAGACGAAACCGCACCACAGACAACTGTAGTTGCAGATACTGGATTAAGTAGCATCTCTGCAACATCAGCTAATACACCAGCCTCAACCTCAATACAAAGGGAAATAACAGGTAAATCTTCTTGGCAAAAGTTTGGATCTATATCCGTTAATTCTCAGGCAAATACATCTTCCCAGGGAACTTCAGGAACCAGTAATAGCAATTTAAGTAACCTAAGCCCTGCTCAGCTACGAAATGCTATTGCATCAGACGTCCAAGGAAAAATGGAACTAGGATGGAGCACACCAGATATACTTTCATATTTCTTAGACCCTTCTGGAACTGGGTATAAGCTTTATGGTGGAATTAGTAAAGAAGTTTTTGAACAAGCAGTAACTGGTATATTTAGCAGAGCGGATCTAAGCCTTCTCCTTAATTATGGTAACACTTCTTCTGGAAGAACAAACGGGGGAAGTGGATCCCAAAAAGGATCAAATAAGAATCAAACGGGAAGCGACAATGGTAGTCCAAACAGTGGACCTCAATTTCCAACTGATCCATCTTAAGTAAGTCATAAATGTATCTTCATAGGAGAGGAAATCAATTTTCTAATCAACCCTTTAAAAACCCCACTTGGGAACTGTTCAGGTTATGGCTGAAAGACTATGTTGACCATAACAGGGATTTAAAGTATGATGTGTATTTAGCTGGTGCGTTTTGTGAGAATATTTTTGGGACAAGCGGGAAAAGATATGATACCCTCGATGTTGATATTATCTTATCTGGTGGGGTAACTGATTTAAAGAACCTTAAAAAAGGATTAATAAGTGGATTTGAGATTGGTAAAAAGTACGATCTCCTTATTGATATTTCCTGGAAAAACAAAACCCTAGCCCTAGGTAAAGAACTTCTGGGTCAGGAAAAGATAATTACATATCTTGATGTTGAAGATATTGAGGAGAATGGCAAAGGAAGAGTATATACTATGAGCGGGATAGTTACTCCGTTGGATGAGGATCTTTACCACTTTAGGGATTATGATGTTAGTTCTGCAGTGAATAAGTTCAACGAGAGAGAATATACTGTCCCCTTTAAAAAAATTGCATAGATGGCTATATTAAACGCAAGAGCAAATAGTTTTTATTTTGTGTTCCCTAAGGGTTTTTTCCCAGAGGAGGTTCATCAAAAGTATATTGATTATTTAAAGAAGCAGCCAACACCCTACGACACTTTAACTTCTTACATGAATAGTACAATACAAAGTGTAACGTTCCCGTCTATGAGTATGGACTTGTCGGAACAGGTAAGACAACTTGGTAAAAGGGTAAACTATCAAAGTGCAACCCCAGTCCAGGATTTGTTTAATAGGGAATTCCAGATATCTTTCAGAATAGCGGAGGGATTTGTAAACTATTTTATTATGTTAGAAACTGTTTTGGATTACCTGGATTTCAAAAACCCTGGAATCTATATTCAGAATCTGCCACTAAGGACCTTGGACAACGAGGGAAATATACTTACGACCGTTATGTTTAAAGAGGTGACGTTAACCTCTTTCTCCGAACTAAACTTGAACTACACACAAAACACACCATCTGTTTACACTTTCAATGTGGGCTTCAAATGCAACTATTTGGGTCTTGATCTTGAAATTGGAAGGGAAAGGTAAGATATATAAAATACAAAAAATACTAAGGTATGAAGAAGTTCTCAGATTTAACCAAAATTAATGAAATGAAATATGGTCAGCCAATGTACGGCGAGGATGACCTAAAGCAACATATGAAAGATCTTTTAGTAGCTGCATCCGGCAACGATCAGAGGGTGCTAAATGATATTGTTGATTGCTTGACTGACGATCAGATGAAAAAGTGTTATGACAAGCTCATTAATGATTACAACTATACTGGAAAGAAAGGCGAGGTTGTAAAGCCTAATATGTAACCCACTTCTCCTTGGATAGTATCCAAGGACCGACTCATAAGAGTTTCAGCTCCCTGGAAACGGGGAGCTTTTTTGTGTTGATATATAACTTGTATTCTAAAACACATACATTTTGAAAACATTAGTTGGGATAGACTTTTCCCTTAATTCACCCGCATTCTGTATTCTAAGGGATAATCAATTCACTTGGGGGTCTTTAACAAGAAGTGACCGGACTGCAGAATCACTTAAGAAAAATGCTAAAAAACCTTACTATGTTTTATCTGAAGACAAAACGGAAGACTATGTTCTTATGTTTATGTCAAAGGATAAAATGCCAGAAGACTACTCGGAAAGGGAAAGGATAAAGATAGATTATTTTCAGGAGCTCGTTGATGAATTTTGGTCTGAAGTAGAAAATATCTGTGCAGGTGATGATATTGTTGTAGCTATGGAAGGACTAAGTTTTGCCTCTAATGGTAATGCTTTGATTGATATCTCTATGGCCACAGCTCTACTCCGTAAGAAAATAGTTGATCATACAGGTAGCGATAATTTCTATGTTTATTCACCCACCTCTATCAAGAAGTTCGCTTTTAAGGGAAATGCAAAAAAACACGAACTTTATAATTCTCTTATTGATCACAAATTTCCAGAAACTAATTTAGGGTCTTTCACTAGTATTTTAGAAGAAAATAAGGACGAATGGATAACTCCCTCCGGTAATGTAAACAAGCCATTGGATGATATTATAGATTCGACCTGGATATGTTTATTTTTATATGACTCAATCAAAGAAGGTTAACATTCTTATTCCTCTCGGAGGTGCTGGAAGGAGATTCAGCGACGCTGGATACCTACAGATAAAACCATTTATAGACGTCAGCGGAGAAACGATGATTAGGTCAGTGATTAAAAACCTAAATCATCAAGATGCACACTTTGTATTTGTGATAAACGAGGAATATATTTCTCCTACAGAATTTGACTCCCATATATCAGACATGGGAATATCGTATGAGATTTTCTCAACCCCAACATTAACACAAGGACCAGCTTCAACGGTTCTCTTTGCAAGTCAGTCGATCAATAACGATCTGCCTCTCATTGTTGTTAACTGTGATCAGATTATTCTGGATTTCAATCTGGACTTCATTTTAGATTTTGCAAGAACTACGGGGTGTGATGGATTGTTGGGATGTTTTCTTTCCTCTTCTAAAAAGAACAGCTATGTTAAGTTAGATCCAAACGGAGAGGTCTGTGATGTGAAGGAAAAAATTGTGATTTCCAACATTGCTACTAACGGGTTACATTTTTGGAAGCATGGTAAATACTTTGTGGAAAGTGCGGAACAAATGATAGCAGCAAACGATCGGTACAATAATGAGTTCTATGTTGCACCTACCTACAATTACATGATAAAAAGTGGAAAGAAAATATTGCCCTTCTTCTATAACCTTCACTTTCCGATAGGTACCCCAGAGGACCTGGATAAATTTTTAAAGTTGGTTTAGTTTATGGAAGTTTATAGAATTGAAGATATGAAGGGAGGTTGGTATGCTGGAGATTTCTCCCCAGTAGCTTACCAAACTAGTGATTTTGAGATTTGTTATAAAAAGCACTTCAAGGGCGAAGAGTGGCCAAAACATTACCATAAGGAAGCGGATGAAATAAACTTCCTCAGATCGGGTAAAATGATTATACAAGGACGGGAATTAAATTCGGGGGATGTGTTTATTCTAAGGAAAGATGAAATTGCTGACCCCGTATTTTTGGAAGACTGTGAAGTTTTTATAGTTAAGACCCCCTCGGTTCCTGGTGATAAATTTGTAATTGAATGATAAGCATTTTTAAAAATAAGGCGGATTTTGATACATCCCAGTATTTTATAGTCAAATACTTTTTGGAAGCTAAAACTTCTTTGAGGGAAGCTTCCTGGAATTTGGCTATAGGTCAAAGTATAGGTAACCCGAATAATAGGAGCGAGTGGGAAACCGATGAGATGTTTGAAAATCACAGTTGCTTTATTCTTGCAAACGAAGAAGATCTTACCCAGCTAAAAGAGGGCGAGATCGAGATAGCTTTTCCTCTAGCAAATCTTAATTTGGAAGAAGATGGGATCTCTCAAATACTTTGTCATATAGCTGGTGGTCAGGTTGACATAGAGGAAGTAAGACAATGTCATGTCTTGGACATTTCTTTGCCTGAGGATGCTGAGAGATCATTTTCTTTAAATCCGGCCTATGGTATTGATGGATGGAGGAAATTTAATGGTATAAAACAAAGACCTTTCTTAGGTGGAATAGTTAAACCTAAGGTTGGTATGTCTCCCTCTGTTCTTCTCGAAGCTGTGAAGGAAATGGTTTATGGTGGTGTGAATTTCATCAAAGAGGATGAATTACTTGCTAACCCTTCCCACTGCCCTCTTGAAGAAAGAGTACCTTTGATTTCATCTTGGTTAAAAGAGAATGCGCCCGACGTAATTTATTGCTTTTGCATAAATGGTGATAGTCCATATGCCTTAGAAAGGGCAAAATTTGTAGCAGATAACGGTGGGAACGGAATACACATAAACGTGTGGAGCGGCCTGGGAATTTATCGTGCTATTAGAAAGCAAAATCCAAATCTCTGGATACATTTCCAAAAGAGCGGAGATAAATTCTTTACTGACCGTAGGGCGCCAAACCACATTTACTGGCCGGTTTTGTGCAAGATCGCTGGGTGGTCTGGAGTCGATTCGATCCATGCAGGAATGATCGGCGGTTATATGAGCCAAGATGAGCAGGAAATAAAAGATACCTTACAAACCCTTTGGAATTATAACATTGTTCCTGCTTTAAGCTGTGGTATGCATCCAGGGCTTGTTGAGTATATTAATACAACAATAGGAAGCTTCGATTGGATGGCAAACGTTGGCGGTGCTATGCATGGACACCCACAGGGAACTAGAGCTGGTGCCTTGGCAATGAGACAGTCTATCGATGGAGATCATGATGAGCCTGAATATAAAGCAGCAATAGAAAAGTGGGGTAATAAATGTTTCTCGGAAGATCTAGACTATCGAATATTCTGATATGAAGCTAATATCACATAGAGGTAATTTAAAAGGTCCAAATCCGGATAGAGAAAATACGATTGACTATATACAGGAAGCTCTTGATCTGGGGTATGATGTGGAGATCGACGTTTGGATCTCCGGAGCATCAATCTATTTGGGACACGATTCTCCAGAAACCAAAATACATCTTGCTTGGCTTTTAGAAAGAGGGGATAAGTTATGGATACATTGTAAAAACATATCAGCTATGGTTTATCTGAAGGAATATGGAGATCTCAATGTTTTTTGGCACGAAAACGACAAGGTAACCCTTACCTCTAAATCTTTCATTTGGGCTTTTCCTGGGATGCAACCAATTAGCAAAAGCATTGCGGTTTTACCTGAGATGTACGAGGAGAAAGTTGATAGTTGTTGTGGTGTATGTTCTGATTATATTGTGAATTATTCATGAGGGTTGCCTTGCTACTTCCTGGTCAAATAAGGGAAGCTCAGGATTCCTTCCCGTTTATCAAGTCAGAAATTTTAGATAAGTATGATACTGATGTTTTCATATCAACTTGGAATCCCTCGGGTGAAATCAACCAATCTCTACATGCTGAAACTAAAGATCTAGTGGACTCCTTAACCATTGACGATCTTATAAAGATGTATTCACCCAAGCACTTGAAGACCGACGATTTTGGTTCTGATGCGATTAGAAAGTTTATTGACAGGGCTTGGTCTTATGAGGGGTTTGGTCCACAGACTGGTGAGATCAATCCAGTGTCTGTTTTTTTGATGTGGTATAAAATTAGACAAGCTTACTCCTTGATGGAAGAATATGAAATCCAGGTAGGTCAAAAGTACGATTGCGTCATCAAGGGAAGAATGGATATTAAGATTCACAATGAATTGAATTTAGGACAGGACTTGGATAAGATCAATGTTCCTCCTGGGTTTGATTGGAAAGGTGGGGTAAATGATATATTGGCTTGGGGAGGTAGAGATGCAATGGAGCATTACTGCAAAATGTTCGACTATCTGGAGGAGTATATTCTATCCGATATTTACTTCCACCCTGAAACTTTACTAAGATATCACATAGAAAGTTCTGAATTTGGTTTATCTAGGCCGTTTGTCAAAGTTTCACTCCGAGGTAAGAATGTTTGGGAGACCGAAGTATCAGAAAACGAAATAGATGAAAAAAGTTTTGGATATATAATGTCTAGGGGAAACATTTGGGACACTTAGAGATTAAATAAAGGATTTTAAAAAATAATTAAGAGAAAATCATGAGTAATTTAGACATTTTCAATTTGGATGCGGAAGCATTCGTAACGAAAGCAAAAAAGGAGAATTCAGAAGGAACAGAATTTTACAAACCATATCCGGAAAACGGAAAGGATGGAGTTTACAAATCGCTGATCCGTTTTCTTCCTAACCACGTCGATCCGACGAAATCAAAAATCCACAAGTACTACGTTTATCTAAACGATCCAACAACAGGTGATGGATTTCCAGTTGACTGTCCGTCAACGGTAGGAAAAAAATCAGTACTTAAGGACATGTTCTGGAAGCTGAAAAATTCACATTCAGCAGCAGACCAAGAATTATCAAGAAGTTTTTCTAGAAAGGAAGACTACTACTCACTCATTCAAATCGTACAGGATAAACACAATCCTGAGCTTGAGGGAAAAATTATGATCTTCAAATTTGGACGTAAGCTAAACGATATGCTCGAAGCACAGCTCAAGCCTGAATATGGAGATTCTTGCAACCCTTACGATCTTTTTGAAGGTAAACTTTTCTCAGTACATACAAGAAAAGTTGGTGAGTGGAACAACTACGATCTTTGCTCATTCGTTGGTGATAGAACCGCTATCGAGATCAACGGCAAGAAGATGGCTAAGAATCAGGATGACATGAATGCAATCATGGAATACCTTAAAACAGGTCCTGATAACCTCACACAATTTGAATACAAGGATTGGGATCAAAATACTACCGACCGTGTGATGAATGTTATTAAGAATTCAGTTCCTGACGGAAGATTAGTTAATGAGGTTTTAGGAGGTGTAAACCAATCTTCTACTACAACTTCATCTTCTAGTTCAACGAACGATTTCTATAATGAAGCTTCTTCAACAAAGGTAGGATCCGAACCTGCAAAAGAGGATAAGGGCATCAGCCAACCTTCAGCACCAGAAACTTCATCGTCCCTAGACGACCTATACGCAGATCTCTAAATCTATCTTGAATGGGGGCTTGGCAATGAGAATTGCTGCCCCCTTTCTTTTTTAACTGTAAACTAGGATTAATATGGATTTGGGTAGAATTAGGGAACTTTTAGATGACATTTTAAGAAAAGAGTTTGCTGGAAATGCTGGCAAACAAAAGATATATGAGGCTGGTAATAGATTAAATATTTCTTGTCCATATTGTGGGGATTCTTCAAATCCAAGAAAGAAGAGGGGAAATTTCTACGTTGATACCCTCACCTATAAATGCTATAATGGTGGTTGTGGGATTTACAAGGATGCTTTCTCTATGTTTCGTGATTTTCAGGTTGTATCAAAACTTGATGGAGATGAAAAAAGGGATATAATTGACCTGATCAAGAAGGGTAAGGAAAAGAGACAAACCACTTATGGCGACGTAGATATTTCTTTGTTTTTCGATACTGATTTCAAATCCGTAGTTATTCCAAGGGAAAGATTCATGCAAGAAATGGGACTCCAGGAGGTTAAGGGCTCTAAGATGGAAAACTATTTGATACGTAGAAACCAGCAATCCGATGACAAGTTTGCCTGGGATCCTGAAACTGGTAAACTATATCTCTTCAATCTATCTAAGGATAATGAGATATTGGGTTTGCAATTTAGAAATATGGATTCCACATATGGTTCCAAATATTACACATATAAACTAAGTGGAATATGGGAAAAGCTTCTTAAGACGGACGATCAAAATTTGATAGAAGAGGCAAAAAAGATAGATCCAGTATCATTTGTTTTTAATGTGGGGCGGATTTCTTTTGACCGAACCATCACAATCTTCGAGGGTCCAATGGATTCATGGCTCTGGAAAAATTCGGTTGCACTTTGTTCTATAGAAAACAAATTTCCGTTTGATGTTGAAAATGTACAATACTGGTATGACTGGGATAATGCAGGAAGACAAAAACATTCTGAACTTCTATCTGCAGGTAAAAGGGTGTTCAATTGGAAGAAGTTTTTGGTGGATCACGAACTTCCGATAAATAAGAAATGGGACTTAAATGACCTTGTAAATTTTCTTCGAGCGAAGAGAATAAAAATAAGGAGATTGGATAACTACTTTACGGAGGAAATACTTGATTTATCCGATTTCATATATGCTTGAGATGCCAACTATAGACCAAACCCATGAATGGGAGGAGAGCTTAAATTCAGAAGAGGGAGACGTAAAATTTCCAGTATCTTTTCTTGATAGATTTAATGAGGAAGATATTAAGGTAGAAGCCTCTAATATTGATATAGGAACCCCAAGACTTAAGAAATCCTCGGTAAAGGAAATAAAGCTAGGTAAAAAGACTAAAAACAAAGGCAACGAATTATTCTAATATGTCAGAGCAACAAAAAACTGATTACGGTAAGCTTTTTGAAAGTGAAAGAGCTGAATGGAAAGAAAAAATCCAAGTAATATCACTGAGCTTAAAAAGCATTAGGACCGTTGCTGAAGCACAGGTAGAGCTTTTTTCTAATAGACAAATACTGTTAGAATATAGCTACAAACTAGCTCAGATTGTCAGCAAACTTGCTACAAAGGAAAGAAAGTTGAGGGCTTCAAAACTAAGAGATTATACTGTAAACAGTGATGTGAGATACGGATCAAACGAGACCAAATTACTTATAGAGGGAGATGTTGCAGACGTTGTGGAAAAAATACAGCTAGTTGAGGGACACCGCAAATTCATCGACCAAACAATTCAGACTGTTGATCATATGCTCTATGGTATAAAATCTAGGATTGCGCTTGAAGAATATTTGAGGGCGAGCACGATAAAATAAAATAGGTGGATGATTAAGTTTAATGTATCCGAAGATCAACAATGGCTAATACTTGCTCAATCTAATGATGAGATAGAAAAAAGGCAAATTGAGATCTCTCTAACCAAGAAAATACACAACTGGTATTTTCACCCATTGGTTAAGAAGAAGATCTGGGACGGTAATATTTGCTTTATAGAAAAGAAAGGTGCCTTTTGGAAGGTTCCTATTGGTCTCTGGAGGGAGGTCCTAGAAATAGGAAAAGAGTTTAATATAGAAATTGACATTGAGGGCCTTGATAAGATAATACTCAGTGACTTAACTCTGGAGGAATTCCAGGAATGGGTGGATGGATTTTTTGACGACAAAGAAATTACCCCGCGTGATTATCAGGTTGAAGCTGCATGGAAAATTGTAAAATACAGATATTCGGTATCTGAGATTGCTACATCTTCTGGTAAGACCCTTATATCTTTCATGATTTTTGCTTTTCTTAAGCAGAGGGGACTTATTAGAAAGTTCTTAATGATTGTACCAAACACTAACCTAGTCTTCCAAGGAAATGATGACTTTATAGACTATGGTATTGGTGAACTGGGGGTAAGAATTCAACAAATCGGAGGGGGTAGTAAACTTAGAGATGGGTGTGACCTTATTATAGGTACTTTCCAATCATTGGTTAAGAAAGACGAAGATTTCTTTGAGGAGATTGATGCAGTTTTTGTTGACGAGGCTCATCACACCAACTCAATGTCGATTAAGAAGATTGTTGCTAAATGTATGCACAGTAAGTGGAGATTTGGTTTAACTGGGACTCTTACTAAAAGGGGATCAGCTGACCATTTAACCATACAGCAATTCTTGGGCCCTGTTGTCGTTGAAATTTCCCCAGATTTCCTTTTCAAAAATAAACATGCAACACCAGTTCACATCAAGGTAGTACGGATGAATTGGCTGGATGATGAGATTAAGGGAAAGCTAGCAGATTTAAAAGCTAATTCACAAAATCTTGAGGGCAATGAACTTTATAACCTTGAAAGAAAGCTTGTAATAGAAAGTGAGAAGAGGCTTAACTATGTCGTTGAATTCATATCTAAAACATCTAAGAATTCCTTAGTGCTATTCCAATCCGTAAAAGACGAATACGGTAAGCAAATCTGGAATATGCTCAGAGAGATAACCAACGATAAAGAGGTCTTTTATGTTGATGGTGATACCGACGAATCCCTCAGGGAGGAATATAAATCTAGGATGGCCAATGGCGAGAATAAAATCCTGGTTGCAACATACGGTACTTTCTCTACCGGTATCTCAATCAACAACCTTCACAACATTTTCTTAGTTGAATCTTATAAGAGCGAGGTCCTGATTAAGCAGAGTCTTGGTAGGGGAATGAGAAAAATGGATGGAAAGGACAAGGTTAATGTGATTGACTTTGTTGACGATTTTTCTTCCCCAAGATATAAGAATTACCTCCTCAAACACAGCGAAGCAAGGATCGAGATCTACAAGAACGAAAAGTTCAAGTACAAGATCTTTAATGTTAATCTCTAATCATTTGTCCGATATATAGGATAAATGAGGAAGATAATGGATAACATAAAAGATTTTCAAAGTTTTCTCAACGAGAATGTTGAAAGAAGAGAACCATATTCTGCTACTGAGTGGATTAAGCAGAAAAGGAGAAGCATAGAGGCAGAAACCGGCGCTGAGAAAATCTATCAAATGACTTATGATGAAGGCGGGGCTTTACAGAGACTTGTAAGAGGTGCTGTAGAGGGACTGCAAAAATTGGGTCAGGGAATTGCTGATCTATTTGATTCTGGTAAGGCAGCAAGCATGGATGTTGAGGATCTAAGTAAAAACAAAGACCAGGTGTTATCCAGATGGGGAGATTCAATTAAAGCCTCTGGAAAAAACAAAAGGGGTGAATATGAGACTTTCTATAGGGATGCTATCCGAAAGGGTAAGTCGACTTTTGGTAAAGACTTTGATATAAACAACCCACAAGGAAGAGATCAACAGCTTTACAAGGATTACGTCTTTTCTGCCACAGACTATTTTGATTTAGAAAAATGAGAAACGTGCTAAAATTTGGGGATTACGTTTCGTTATTTGAAGGCGGAGCGGCGATAAAAGAATCCAGAAGGATAAAGGAGAGTGAGGTTCCAAAAACTATGGAGTCTATCAAAGAAATCCTTTTCCCTTTGCTTGGTGGTGGTGAGGTAGACAAGGAATACCTTATCATTGGTAGCATCGGTAAGAAGAAAGATCAAAACGACACATCTGGAGATATTGACCTCGGGATAGATAAAAAGTTTCTTTCGAAAAGATTAGGTGTTTCCGAGGATGATGTTCTTGGAGCTTTATATAAGAACCTTTCAGAGACACTACATAACAAACTTGGGTTTGTACCCGATATGAAATTAATGAGGGGAATCAACGTTCTTTCAATTGGCTGGCCTATAGAGGGTGATGCTGAAAATGGTATAGTTCAATTGGATCTAATTCCAATTTCTGATATGGACTGGGCTAAGTTTATTTTCTATTCCCCAGATTACAGAAAGAACGAAAGTAAATACAAATCAGCTCACAGAAACTGGCTTTTCCAAGCGATCCTTTCTGCTTTGAAGGAAGTGATATCTAAGGACGAGAATGGCGAACTTGAAGATTTCTATTCTTATGCCCTAAGATTGAGTGACGGTATTTTCAAAAATAGAAAGTCCTTCAAAGGAGCTACAAAAAGACTCAAAAGCCCTAAAACAGTTAAAGGTGAAAGTACTTTGGTAACTAGGGATCCAGATGAGTTTGTTGAGATGATGTTTGGTAGCGGAATTAGGAAGGAAGATCTTAAATCTTTTGAGGATGCTTGGAAAATAGTTTCTTCACCAAACTTTGTTCATGCAGACAAGAAGGATGAGATCCGGGATGATCTAGAAAGGTACTTAATAAACGGAGGATTTGAAATCCCCACAGAGATCAAATAATGGAATTTACTCAAAGACATAATGATTTAATCTACGGAGCACTTGAGGTTTTTCTGGAAAAGGATTCGCCATCACTTGTAGCTAGGGAAGAAGATGGACTTATTTCTTTTTCCACTGTACTTGGTCTAAATGGTGTAATTGAGAGGGAGGAAGATGGAAGTGCTAATGTATTTCTGGAGGGTCAAAAGTACTATGAAATTGAGAAAGAGGTTTTTCATCTATTGGAGAATCGAAACGAAGCCCCCGAGGTTGAATCTTTATTGGAAGAGTTGGCTATAATACATCAGATGGAATTACAAGAAAGATCGAAAATTCTTATAGAAACGATCATAAGAGGTTTAGCAAAACTTATAGTGGACCAAAAAGTAACTGTTGGAGTTGATATTCAACTTGGGCCTGTACTTATTAAGAACACAGATGACATGGGGAACGTAAAAATTCTATTGAACTAAGAGGATGGCGGGAATAAATCACTTATATGACATTTATAATAAGAAGGGATCTGATTTTGTCAACCAGCTTTTTAATCGTTACGTAACGATCAATGAAAAGATGGACGGATCAGCTTTCTCTTTTGAGAGAGATAAAGAATCTGGTAATTTTAGGTTTTATAGGAGGGATCAAAGAAATCCTATAACTCTTGTGGACAGAACACTCATGAAGTATTATGAGAAGCCAATCCAGTATATTGAATCACTCCCACCAAACATATTGGAAAAAATACCTAGGGGATGGAGATTTGGTCTTGAGTATTTTTCAAACACCAAACCTGTAGAGATCTCGTATGATAGATTACCAAAGAATAATCTAATTCTCTCTTATATCCATAAAATGGGTACTGGCGGTAAGATAGAAAGTACTATCCAGGATAAGGAAGAATTGGATAATTGGGCAGATCTGATTGGAGTTGAAAGACCACCAATCGTTTTCCAGGGGGTGTTGGACGAAGATCAGAAATCTGAGCTTATGGATTTTTTGAACACGCCGTTCAAAGATCTTGTTGAAAGGTTCAAAACACAATCTTTTGTTAGGTTTGTTATTAAGACCCTAAACCCGGATTTAACTAAAACTGCTCTTAACGACGACCTAGATAAGGATGTCGAGGGTATAGTTTTTAGATTTGGAGAGCTCGATGGAGATAGTGATACTGTATTAGCCAAAATGGTGGATCCTATATTCACTGAAATAGCTAAGCAAAAGTTTGCTGACAAAAAGAGTAAAAAGCCTTCGGATTTTCTTGGAATCACATTGCTTGATGTGATGAATTTCATTTTGGAAAAAGATCTTTCTGAATTTGAAGTTGAAGGTGAGTCTGAAGACGAGAGATACATTTCCTTTATGGGAGACGTATTTGTTAAATTCCTGGATGAATATGAGGAGAAGTATAAGGGTACTGATTTTGAGGAGCCTGATTACTTAAAGAGGGATGAATTCAGACTGAATAAGGAAAAGATTAAAGACAGAAGAGTTCTTAAATATGTTGAGAAGGATGACTCATTTGAGTCTTTATTTAAACTCATTCTTAATTCCTTTAGGAAGATAAAAACTAGAGCAGGTGGTATCATAACTTCTGGTATGAAGGATCAGATGAATATTTTGATTAAAGATATTAAGGACTACATCAAAAAACCAGAGAAGAAAGTAAACGAATCTAAATTTATTAGCTTTGGAGAATTTAGAAAGGAAAACCTACCTTCAGTAGAATATCTGCAAGAAGAGGACGATACGGATTCCAGCGAAGACCCTTTTTTCTCATATCAGGAATTTATCAGCAAGTTAGAAACCATTGATAACGAGGAGATCCCGGCTGAGGTAGAAATGCTCAAGGAGAAAGATACGGAGGAAAGAAAACCAGTTAATGTCATAATGGGTAGATTCCAGCCTTTCCACCAGGGACATCTTAAGATGGCGAAGGATCTCATGGAGAAAAACGATCTCCCATCTTTTGTTGTTGTGGTTTATCCTGGACACAACAAGTCTGGAAAATCCCCATTTGATGAGGAGGCAATCAAAAGATATATGGATGCAATAGTTGCTAATAACGAGGAGATTGAAGGATATGTCCTTGCTACAAGAGGTCTTCTTGGGTCTGCTATTGCAAGACTAGTAGACATGGGATATGATCCCAAGTTAATTGGTGCAGGCCCCGACCGAATTGATGACTACACTAAGCAGATAGACTATGTTAAGATGTCTGATATTAAGGACAAAATAAGTGATGACCTTGGTATTGTAGAAACACCAAGGGTAACGAGCGGTACTGAGGTTAGACAAGCTATGAAGGACCAAGACTTTTCTAAGTTCAAAAAGATGGTTCCAAAAGAGGTATCTAATCTTTACAACGACCTTATTACAAGCGTCAGGGGATGATATATAAAAAAATATAAATAAACCAGTGGAAAAAAGAATACAGAATTTCTCAGACTTCCTAAAATCTAGCTCTGTCAACGAAGGAGATGGGTTTGGAACCTTCCCTTTTTTGCTAGTGAAGGATGGTGATATTTATAACTACCTTTTTCAATTAGAACTTGAGAATGGATCCCAAAAAGGATTTATGCTGGTAGTTGGTAAATATTCACAGTATGAGACAATGGAGGGACCTAAAAATTCCTATGCAATTCTCAATGTAAATGAGATTGCCCCTGAAATCATAGAGGACATTGCTATTAAGAAATCAGAGATTCCTGACCTGAACGATGCTAAGTTCACTCTTAAAGATAACGATTTAAGCAGATTCTTGGAGCAGGTATCCAAAGCTTTACTAAATTATCTTGAGAAAAATCCAAAAGTAATTCGTATATTTGACGAAATGCAGGATAATATGGATATTGAAAACTATGAAGAGATGGTAAAATCCGTTTTGCTTTCTTTCTTAGGGCCAGAATGGTCTATGCAAGAAGGATCCCACAAGGGAACGTTCATAATCAGTAGATAACCTAAATCGAAACATTTACTTTTAACAATTCTATAAATAAGGAAAATTTAAACAATTATGGAAAATTTCGATCGAATCAAAGAAGTTATGGAAGCTGCAGAAGCTGACGTAGCAAAGTTTGTTGAAAAAGGCAATAAGGCAGCTGGAACAAGAGTTCGCCAAGCCATGCAAGAAGTTAAGAAGCTTGCTCAACAAGTAAGGTTGGACGTTCAAGAGATGAAAAACAACTCTTAAGAAACCAATTACAAACAGATATTAGGCAGCCTATTCGGCTGCCTTTTCTGTGTACACTGAAATGGAATAAAACTACCTTTATGATATATAAGATGTAAATTTTATACATATGGGATATTACGTAGCAAAAGTTAGCTTTGAATCAACTGAAACCAAAAGAAATGGTGATCCAGTAATTCACAAATCAGAATTTCTTATCGCAGCTGAGTCTGTGCTAGAGGTTGAAACAAAGGTAGCAGAGTTCCTTGATGGAACAACAGGATTTTTTGAAACCACACAAATTTCAAAATCCAAAATCGAAGCAGTTATAGAATAATGGCAAATACAGGTAGTTATATTCCCCCTCAATCGCCCATTGCTATCCAACCAGGAGACAAGGGGTTTGAGATAGTTGGGAAGGGTTACAATAGATGGCTTTGGACGTTTCCCGATTGGAAGAAGGGAAAGAAGAAGATCATTAACCCCGCAGCTAATTGGGAATTAAACGCCAAGCCAATGAGCCCTGCAGAGATAAAGAAAAAGATGAAGGGTCTTTATTTGCAGGAGGATTCTGACGAAAAAATTGAAGGTGGTGTTTCCTCAGATAAGAACCTGAGGGACATCGCTATCCTTCACACATATGATGACTCTATGGACCATGTTGATCGGGATGCTATAGAAAAGATGCTATCGCACTTAGAAAAACAACTTCAGATGGGGATTAAGGTAGAAATGGAACATACCGATGATGAGAATCTAGCTTCAGAGATAGCTAAGGATCATTTGGTAGAAGATCCTGACTACTACACTAAACTGCAAAAAGTAGAAGAGGGTTTGAAAATTATTATTCCCTTCGAAAAATATAAGATTTGAGATGCCATCAGTAAGTAAAGCACAGCAGGCAATAATGGGTCAAGCTTGGGCTCTAAGACAAAACGAGCTGAAGCTCAAGGACATCAGCCCAAGATATCGAAAGGAGATTGAAAAGATTGCCTTTGGGTATAAGGATAAAGATGGGAAATTCATTGCACCTATGACTGACAAGGAGCTAAAAAAGTTTGCAAAGACAAAATCTAAGGATTTACCGGAAAACGTCAAGGACGGACAACCTGTTAATGAAGAGGGTGCTTCCCTCGGGGTCATTGATTCTAAAGATATGCCTTCATTCTCTCCTAAGATGAATTTTGGGGACGGAATAAAACCTATCATCCCTTACTTAAATCCTGATGCTAAAAAGAGTAAAGCAGGTAAGAGAAATCTCGAGAATCTTAAGGATTATAGAGACTGGATAAAGGATATAAAGAAGTAATGATTAATCTTTTTGAATTTGAAAAGTATGATCCTAAATCTGAATATCTTGAGGATGAAAGGAGAAGCATAGACCTAGACAAGATAAGAAAATCTGATGCATATAGGGATATCTTAGAGCTTGGCTTTTCTGATGAGACCTCAGACCAACAAGAGCTCAACAATACACTCAAATTCAAAAGAAAGAATCAGCCTGAGGTAAGGGGATATGGTGAGGTATTTTACACTATACACCCAACAGGTGTAGTTCGTCGCTATAACCCAATCAAATCAAATGAAACCCCAGAGGGACAAGGAAATACTATTAGGACTTATCCATCACCTTTCAGAAACGGTAAGGAATATAAAAAGGCATTAAGATACCTCTTTAATTATCTACGGAGAAAGGAATTAAGGAAGGACTACAGATAAATATAGAAACAACTTAAAGAACATAAAATGGGATGTGGATGTAATAAGGGATCAAGGAATGCTACAACAACTCAAACTACTAAGCAGCATGATGATTTGTCTGGTAAGTTTATTCTTGACACCAACGGAAATAAATTACTCGTAATTTCTCCAATCTATGATGCTTATAAAGACATCGTTGGTTACACAGTAAAGGACGAGCAGGGTAATTCTCTTAGAATATTTGCCAAGAATGTTCAAAAAATATTAGATTAAAAATGGATTCAATGTATTATCCAACTGGAAATTCTACAAATGGTCGAACACTAGTTTGTTTGTGCTGTGAAGATGTTCCGGTAATGGAAGACCAGGAAACTCCAGATGCTATGGAACTTAAAATCAAGGAATGGTTGGACGAAAACGACTATTGTGTTGAAAAATGGCAAATGGACGAAGAAATGAAAAGTTGTGGTTGTGAAGGCTACGAACTCAAAGAAATGGACGGTGGAGCACCTGCACCAGCTGGAGACGGCGGTGGAGCATTCGCTACTCTAGGTACTACACAGGGAATGGGAAATGTTGAAGCTCCATCATCTGGTGGTACCAATGCAGATTTCTACAACGGAGCAGTTGGATCTGGGGATAAGTTCCCTTCTCTTACAGTAGGAACCCCAGCAGCAAAAGGGGCTGGCAAAAAGAAGAAAAAGAAAGATCGTGTTATTAAAAGCTTTGATGATTTCAAAGAGATGATGAAGTCTTTGCAGAAATAAGACGAAAAGTCATACAAGATTGCTAAAAGGTGCCAAAAAGGCACCTTTTTCTTTGTTTTTTAGTATTGGAATAGGATTTGAACTATTAATAGTAAAAAAACAAACTATGAACAGAACAACTATCTACAGCCCTTTGGAGATGATGGAAAAGATTTTTAACAACACCAATCCGGTTATCCAAAGCCGCAATTACTTTGTTGATGAAAAAGATAGCGAGTATGTTTTAGAAATACCCGTTTCTGGATTCTCTAAAAATGATATTTCGGTTGATGTCGAGGGAATTTTCTTAGTTATCACTGGTGAGGATAACGAATCGTATTGGACGGACGATTTTACAAAGAAGTTCAAGTTACCCAATGAAGCTGATACTGATTCAGTTAAAGCAAAAATTGAGGATGGGGTTTTAAAAGTTTCTATAGGTAAGAAGAAAGAATCCATGCCTAAGAAAATTAAAATCGCTTAATTCCGAAATTTTTCTTACATTTAGAAATAATAAAGCTCGATTATTAAAGATTGAGCTTTTTTATTATGTCAAGGGAGAAAGAAATATTTGAAAGATTTGCAAAAGAGATTGCGCAGGAAATTATTCAAAAGGAGAGAAATCCAGATTATGATGTCATCCTGGACAGAAGGTCGATTATAGATAAGCTTTCTTCGATTATGGGTTTAGATTATCCCGAGACTGCTTCTAAATTTGACAAAAGAATAAACGAGCACCTCAAGAAGTTAAGAAATCGGTAGTGGAAAGGCTTATACAGGAAGATTACTTAGACAATCCTTGGAAGATGACTGTGATCTGTATACTGTTAAACCAAACCACTAATCAGCAGGTAAGAAAAGTATTAGACCCTCTATTTAATCTGATACAGTCCCCGGAAAGGTGCTCAAACCTGTCTACGGATGAGATTTATCCAATTATTAAAGGAACTGGTTTTGGAAATATAAAAGCCAAAAGGATAATATCCATGAGTCAAAAATGGATGGATGGATTTGTTGAAGTTGAGGAGTTGCCAGGTGTTGGTAAATATGCAAAAGAATCCTGGGAAATTTTTGTAAACAACAAAACAGATTTTGTTCCTAATGACAAAAAGCTAAGAATGTATTTAGAAGGATTGAATAACCTTAACTAGATCCGGGTGTGGTGGACAGCTCAATCTATCAATTCTAACATTACTGTGAGACCAAAGACCTTGACCCCCCATCAAAGCTTCTTCTGAAAGTTCGAATCCTCCGTAAATGCCAAATTTAGATATTTCCTTCTGTAATCCCCTCTTAAGGTTGATTTCATATTTTTCACTCAATTCCTCAAGAAGTGACTTTAAAGATTGTATTTGTGCTTTTGTATAACTGTGAAAATACTTAGATCCTCTAAACGTGGACTCTAACTCTGTAACCTGGCTTTTGTTTATTTTAACATGGCTAGATGTGTAGAATCCTCCATTTTCGGTTTTTGTCAAAGGTCCATAATTACATATGTCAATTCCTATGCTTTTCTGATTTAGGAATGTGTTGTTTTTGGCTTTTATGAATAAGTGATGCGACCACATAGACTCATCAAAAGCCCTGTAAATTGTTCCGTCATATTTTTTATCCTTACCATCCGGTGATAATCCACCAATTACAAATGCGCTGGATGATCTTATCCTATTGGTAGAATTTTTACGATCTCTTCCCCAATAATCGATTAGCCAATCTGGTCTATAATGTCCAGTTGAATCCCTCAAGAATATAGCATCTTTTGGATGTGGTTGTTGGTAATAGGCACTTTCTGCAAGTGGATAATCAATGTGCTCCAAATCTTTGGTACTTATTTTTCTTCGGAAGTACGAGCGTTTGGTGAAAGTTCCTCGTGTATCCTCTTTTTCAAATACTTGATCACGTCCTTAGGTGCCTCTCCTTTCTTCACCATGTTGGTAAATTCTTCCTCCTCGGCTAAAGTATCTAGGTAGTTGTATAGGTCGGTACTTTGGAACATTGAATCAACAACCTGCGGTGTTTGTGTATATGCAGGTCTGTAGTTTCTTGAGTTAACGTTATCCTTGTACCATTCACCCGGAACAACCACGCTTCCAGGGGCTGCTGAAATGTAATATTCATTAAGGAAATTCTCGAAACTTTTGATCCTGCTATCCATAAGTATGTTGTATATATCTTTTGCGATTTACGTCAAAGTTATACTCTCAAATTTTATTCCATGATAGTAGATATTGAAAACAAGGGAACTTATTTAAAGGTATCATCTTTCTCTGAGGAAGGTGATTTAATTTTTGTTGATGTTCCAGTTCCGGAGGATGAGAGGTTTATATGGGAAAAATGCTCACCCAATGATAGGAGAAGAGAAGCTGATTGGGAGTCCTGGGATGGAATGTCTGTAAGGAAGGTAAAAACACAGAAGTATGACAAATATAGGATGGTTCAAATCCTAGAAGAGGCAGACCCAGATTTAACTAAGTCTCTTTGGGATTTTCAGATCCCAAAAAAGTACTTTGTGGATATTGAGGTTGAAATGACCGACGAGATGGGAGATTCTTTGGATACCGCAAATGCTAAGAATAAGGTACTTTCAATTGGTATTGCAACAGATAGATGTAAATCAATAATTCTAGGACTTGATCCACTTTCAGCTGAGGAGCAAGCGGACATTTACAAAAAGACCAACGAGTATCTTGAGCCAATGGGTGATGAATGGTCTTTTAAATATCATCAGTTCGAATCCGAGTACGATATGCTTTATACCTTCTTTAAGAAGCTGGCTCCTAAAATGCCATTGATAACTGGGTGGAACTGGTTTGGGTATGACTGGCCATATTTGGTGAATAGAGCTAAGAGACTTGGTATCGATCCAAAGGTAATTTCGCCAGCTAACTGGCTTATTGGAAAGAACAATCTTCCTATGCATTTGCTAATGGTCGATTATCTTGAGATCTATAAAAAATGGGATCGGACAATTAAGATCAAGGAGAGCAATAGATTAGATTATGTTGCTGAGAAGGCTACAGGATTAAAGAAGATAGTATATGATGGATCCCTAAGGGACCTCTACCAGTCTGACTTCCCTAAATTTATTCTCTACAACGTAATTGACTGTGCGCTGGTTCACTATATAGATGTAAAGTTAAAAACCCTTTTAACCTACTTCAAAATAGCTAATCTGAACCGCGTTGAAATAAGCAGGGCTCTTTCCCCCGTTTGGGCGACGGAGGTTATGATGCTCAAAAAGTTCTTGGAGAGGAATCAGGTCTTTGTGAATGAAAGGAAAGAAGAAAGTCATGTCAAGTTTATTGGTGGATATGTGAAAGAGCCTATCAAGGGACTACATGAATGGGTTGCTTGTTATGACTTTGCTTCCCTGTATCCAAATACAATTGTGCAGTGGGGAATTTCTCCTGAGGTTTATAAAGGTAAGCTCGGGAAAGATATATCTGAAGCCAAGGAGGGATGGGTAAAAACATCCTCCACTGCCCTTTTCGGTGGGGATGACGAAAACCCGATTTTAAAGACCATAATTAAGGACTTATACTCGAAAAGAAAGGCAACAAAAAAGAGAATGCTTGAGTTACAGATAGAAATTGACGGATTGGAGAAACAATTAAAAAAATTAACATAGAATTTTCCTAAAATCACCGCACTTTAGGGACCCACTTGATATATAAAAAACCTAGAGACGGGAAGGGATTTTAAAAAACTATTGCAAAAAGACAAATATGGCAAATACAGATAATCAATGTGCAGACCTACAGATCAAAAATCTTTATCCCGAATCTAAAGATACTCTAGGTGACATTTTAAATCTTCAGGCAGAAACCCAGGAGAACGTTTATGGCTATAACTTCAAAGAGATGACTTTGAGAGAACTTATGGAGTTTTGGCATATGAACAATCACGCTCTAATCGACGAGATACACGAGGCAACGGATGCCCTTGGTGGTATCAAAGATGGTAATGGGAATGCAATCTGGAAAAAATGGAAAAGTGCTTACTCTTCTTACTCTGAAAAAAGATTTTCGGATTTATCAGAATCTGATAAAATCGAATGTAAATTCGAGATCGTAGACATGCTCCATTTTTTTATGAACTACGCAGCCTCTATTGGAATGAGTGCTCAAGAAATGTACAACATGTACATGAGCAAGAACGAGGAAAACCGTCGAAGACAGGCAAACAATTACTAAATTAAAAAAAACAAAGTGTTAAATTATGAAGGAGGACTATTCGCTACCGGAACCGATTTTACAAGAAAATCCTAATAGATTTGTTATTTTCCCTATCCAACACCAGGAAATTTGGGAGATGTATAAGAACCAGGAAGCTTGTATCTGGACAGCAGAAGAAATTGACCTTTCGGCAGATATTGACGATTGGAGAAACAAATTGAATGATAACGAAAGGCACTTTATCAAGCATGTTTTGGCATTCTTTGCTGCATCGGATGGTATCGTAAACGAGAATTTAGCGGAGAACTTCGTTAGGGAGGTTCAATATTCAGAGGCAAAATTCTTTTACGGTTTTCAGATTATGATGGAAAACATCCACTCTGAGACTTATTCCCTCCTGATAGATACTTACATTTCTGATCCTGCTGAGAAGAAAATGTTGTTCAATGCAATTGAAACAATACCAGCAGTTAAGAAAAAAGCCGAATGGGCTTTAAAGTGGGTTGAATCAGACCATTTCCAAGAAAGACTTGTTGCTTTCGCAGCAGTTGAAGGTATATTCTTCTCTGGTTCTTTCTGCTCGATCTTCTGGCTTAAAAAGCGTGGGCTAATGCCAGGTTTAAGCTTCTCAAACGAGCTTATTTCGAGAGACGAAGGTATGCACTGTGATTTTGCAGTACTCCTACACAACAAATACTTATCTAATAAAGTACCTGAGGAGAGAATCAAGGAAATTATCCTTAGCGCACTTGAAATCGAGAAAGAATTTATTACAGAATCTTTGCCTGTTAAGCTAATTGGTATGAATCAAGATCTTATGAAACAATACTTAGAGTTTGTTGCTGATAGATTACTTGTAGATCTTGGATGTTCAAAAGTTTTCAATACAGAAAACCCATTTGATTTCATGGCAAATATTTCTTTGCAGGGTAAGACTAACTTCTTTGAAAAGAGAGTTGGTGAATACCAAAAAGCTGGAGTGAAAAATTCCTCCGAAAATGCGTTCGATATGGACGTAGACTTCTAAAAAAAATATAAACCAAGCATGTACGTAACTAAGAGAGACGGATCCAAAGAAGCGGTTAGATTTGATAAGATTTCTAACCGCGTAAAAAAGATGACTTATGGCCTTAACAACGACTTTGTTGATTGGATGGGCATTTCACAAAAAGTAATCGCTGGAATATATGATGGAATTTCGACTGGAGAGTTGGATAATCTAGCTGCTGAAACTGCAGCTTCACTCATCCCTAGTCACCCAGACCATTCTATTCTAGCAGCAAGAATTGCTATTTCAAGATTGCATAAGTCTACAAAGAAGAAATTTTCTGAAACGATTGAGGATTTACATTCTTATATCGATCCAGAGACGAATAAGCCTGCTGGTCTTATTGGTGATGAAACCTACGAGGTGATAATGAAGAATAAGAAAAAGTTTGATTCTGCAATTATCCACGATAGGGATTTCAACTTTGAATATTTTGGGTTCAAAACTCTTGAAAAAAGTTATCTCCTTAAAATGCACGGTATTCCAGCAGAAACCCCTCAGCATATGTACATGCGTGTTGCGGTAGGTATTTGGGGAGACGATATCAAAAATGCATTGAAAACATACGAGCTTCTCTCAACTCATATGATGACACATGCAACCCCAACCCTATTTAACTCTGGTACTAAAAAACCACAGCTATCTTCCTGTTTTCTTTTAACTATGCAGGAAGATTCGATTCCTGGAATCTACAAGACTCTTTCTGATGTTGCAATGATTTCTCAGAATGCTGGTGGTATTGGGCTTGCTATCCACAACGTAAGATCAACTGGCTCTTATATCAGGGGTACAAACGGTAAATCCAATGGTATTGTACCTATGCTTAAAGTATTCAATGAAACTGCTAGATACGTTGATCAAGGTGGTGGTAAAAGGAAAGGATCTTTCGCTATTTACCTAGAGCCATGGCACGCTGACGTTGAGGACTTTTTGGATCTAAGAAAGAACACAGGAAAAGAAGAGAGAAGAGCTAGAGATTTGTTCCTTGCTCTCTGGGTTTCTGACTTATTTATGGAAAGGGTAGAAAAAGATGAAACGTGGTCTTTATTTTCTCCTTCCGAGGTACCAGGACTTCATGAAGTTTATGGTCAGGAATTTAATGAAATGTACATAGCAGCTGAAGAGGCTGGAAAGGCAAAGAAAACTATTAAAGCTAGGGAACTTTGGGGAAAGATTATAGAATCCCAGATTGAAACTGGAACACCCTATATTCTTTACAAAGATTCCGCTAACAGAAAGTCAAATCAGCAGAATTTAGGGACCATCAAATCTTCTAACTTATGTTGTGAGATTATCGAATACACAGATAAGGACGAACAAGCAGTTTGTAACCTGGCCTCCATACCAGTTAATAAGTTCTTAAAGTCGACAGATGCAAGAACATCAAAAATAACTAGAGGAAAGTGTGAGGTTGACCACGATTACCTATACGAGGTTTCATATCAAACTGCTGTCAATCTCAACAGGGTAATTGACGTAAACTTCTATCCTACGGCAGAGACTAAAAGATCAAATATGAGACACCGCCCAATTGGTATTGGAATTCAGGGCTTAGCTGATCTTTATGCAACAATGGGTATACCATTTACGTCTGATGAAGCTAGAAAGATTAACTCTGAATTGTTTGAGACAATTTACTTCGCAGCAATGACAGCTTCTAAAGATCTTGCTAAGAAATTTGGAGCTTATGAAACTTTTGAGGGATCACCATTGAGCGAGGGTAAATTCCAATTTAATCTTTGGCAGGTAAATGACGAAGATCTTTCTGGAAGATGGGATTGGAAAAAGCTAAGAAAGGATGTGATGAAGAATGGTGTAAGAAACTCATTGCTACTTGCTCCTATGCCAACAGCTTCAACAGCCCAAATTATGGGTAATAACGAAGCCTTTGAACCATTTACGTCTAATATTTATACAAGAAGAACACTAAGTGGGGAATATGTGATTATTAACAAGCACCTTGTTACTGATTTAATCTCTTTGGGTCTTTGGAACGAAGATATGAAGAATCTGATTATCATCCACAAGGGATCGGTTCAAAACATTCCCAATATTCCAGACGACATAAAAGAAATTTATAAAACAGTTTGGGAGATTAAGCAAAAAGACTTAATTGAAATGTCTGCTGATCGTGGTAAGTTCATTTGTCAATCCCAATCATTAAATCTATTTATAGAAGGAGTAAATGCTGCTAAACTTACTGCAGCTCACTTCCATTCTTGGAAATTGGGTCTTAAAACCGGTATGTATTACCTAAGAACAAAATCTGCAGTAGATGCACTTTCTGGACTTGGTATTGATACGAGTAAGTATAAAAAAGTAGAAGAAACTCCTGCAGCCAAACCAGCTATGGTTGAGCAGAAGAGTACAGCTGCAAACGAAGATCTAAAAGCTCTAGCTGAGCAAACTATGAACGATCTCACATGTAGCTTGGACAACCCGGATGATTGTTTATCCTGTGGTTCATAAATAATTAAATTTTATAATGGATAAGGTACGTAGCTTTGAAAATTTCATCTCTATAAACGAAAGAGAAATCCCAGATAAACAAGGAGAGATCCTTGTTATTCTGGGACCTCCGGGATCTGGAAAGGGGACTATTTCAAAGAAGCTTGTTGATAGAAACGATTTCACTCATATTTCTACTGGTGAATTAATTAGGAACTCCAAGGATAAGGAGCTTAAGAAAACAGTTGAAAGGGGAGAGTTTATTCCAGATAGGGTAATGGTAAGAATGCTTAGGAAAGCATTAGGCAAAGCTGATCTGGAAAGAGGTGTTATAATTGATGGATTCCCACGGAATATAAAGCAAATAAAATTGCTAGATTCACTCCTAGGAAAGTTAGGAGTTGGTCTTAGCCACGTGATCTATTTGGAACTTGATGAGGACAAGGCAAAACAAAGGATTATGAAAAGGGCTGAAAAGGAAAATAGGGCCGATGATAAGGATCCAGAGATTATATCCAAAAGATTTAATGAATACAAAGAAAAAACACTTCCTCTGGTTAAAAAATACAAAAAGAGTAGGAAACTTGTAAAAGTCGATGCATCTAAAAAAATTGAAAGAGTTTATAAACAGTTGCTGGACAAAATAGGAATTCCTTATAAATCTGAGAATGAAGAAGGGAAAGAAAAAACTTCCTGATAGCATTGTATACAACGAAGATACTGAAAAGTATGATGCTTTTTTAAAGCCATATGCAACATCAGTATCATCCCCCAAGATAGATGTTTCTGGTTTAGCACTTTTTAAACAGCGTGCTGCAGTTCACTCAAACCATAAATTTGGCAAAAGAGCAGGGGAGATCAAGGATCAGATTTCTGAGCTTCTACAGGAATTTGAGGATAATGAGCTAGTATGGAATTCAAATATGTCTTTTGAGGCACATATTGGATCAGAGATATATCTATATGAAAATTCAAAGGGAGAAACTTTTGCAAGCCTAATTTCTCCTGAAGAGTGGAATAACAAGTTCCACTACTTTGGGCACTTTAGGCTAGATACAGATTTCTCCTGGAAAAGAATAAAATAGTAAAATGAGTAAGCATCACGAGAAATTGGTAGATGATTTCTTAGCCAAGGTTGAATCTGAGCTAGAGTACAAGAAGAAAGTCAATCTATCGGAGATTGAACAACTTGAAACCATACTTGATGTAGTATTGAATTATCTAAGGTATTTTGCTGATATAGAAGTTAAAGAGCCCAAAGTTATTGGAGGTAAGCACCCACATCTAATTTTGGATGCACCACAGACCGATGTAGAGGATTTAATTCCCATTATAGAAAAGCTTTTTATGGAACTTGGAATTAGATTTAAAAGACACAGATTCCAAGGCTCTCTACCTTTGCTTTCTTCAAAAAATAATACTGTACCTGGACTTGTTTATGGGAGAGGTTATTTTTTGGTAACTCCTTCTACTAAATTTAAAAGAGGTGGATCAACAATAAGAATTGAATGTCTAAGGGAAAATCAGGTTGTTAAGATTCTTGATGGTAAATTGGATAACTTAACCCTTGTTTATTGGAACGGGAAGGGAATGAGCAGAATGGCTTTTGATCCTGTTTGCGAAGATGAAAAAAAGAAAGCAATAGAATATCCCGATGACCAAACTGGATTTGTTACCCTTGATTTGGTTGCTAGAAAAAAGGAAAAGAACCTTAAAGCTGTCGGAGACTTTTCTTTGACTCTAAATGACGAACTAATATTAGAAAGAATTACCTCATTGGCCCGGGGATAAGGTGAAATTTTTCTAACATTTGGGGTATAAATAGAAACGACAATTATTTAGTTTCTATGGCTTCAAAGAGCAAAAAGAAAAAGGTTAAAAACACTTCTTCTAAAAAACCACAAAAAATCAATACCCTAAGCAGTCAAGATGCTGCACAGATGTCTCTAGATTTAACTAAGCAGGATATATCTCTCTGTCTTGTTATGATTGTAAAGGATGAAGGGGATACAATTAGAAGATGTCTTACACAGGTTGCTCCTTACATTTCATACTACGTTATAGTTGATACAGGTTCTTCTGATAATACTATCGAAGAAATTAATTCTACCATGAAAGACCTTGGTATCGATGGGGAAGTCCACGAAAGACCATGGGTAAACTTTGAGGTCAATCGTACAGAAAGTCTTGAGCTTGCAAAAGGAAAATGTGATTACAGGTGGATTATTGATGCTGATGATACATTCCAGGTAGCAAATCCTAGCGTTAATCCATTTAGCAATTTGCCAAAAGAAAAAGTTGATTGTTTCCAAATACTATATAAGCTAAATAACCTCCAGTACCATAGGGCACAAATAGTCAGGTCCGATCAGGATTGGGTATACAAAGGTGTACTACACGAGTATTTAGATTTACCTGGAAAGGAACCTCTAGTCCAGTACCAAATACCTGCAGATAAATGTTTCGTTAATGCTGACATTAGTCCACTAAAGAGAGCAAATACACTTGAGGAGAAATATGCTAAAGATGCAGAAATTCTAGAGAAAGCATTAGAAGATGAGCCTGCAAACACACGGTATATGTTCTATCTTGCCCAAAGCTATAGAGATTCTAACCAAAAGGTCAAAGCTATCGAAGCTTATGAGAGAAGAATCGAAGCTGGTGGATGGGAGGAAGAAGTATACTACTCAATGTATATGATTGGTAAAATCAAGGAACAATTAGGAAGACATCCAGATGAGGTAATCCAAGCTTACTCTAGAGCTTGGGAATATAGACCGGAAAGACTTGAAGCAGTTTTCCATTGCATGAGAAAGCTAAGGGAAAGAGGTAGGTGGGTACTTTCATTTACCTATGGAAATATGGCTGTAAAAAACCCTGGGACCTCAGATATTCTTTTTGTTGAGCCTGAGGTTTGGCAATGGAGACTTTTAGATGAGTATGCCCTAGCGGCTTTCCATACAGGTAATCCTGAATTGGCCTTCGAAAAGATGGATGCTGTAGTTCGTATGGATTTCTTCAATCATTTGCCTCCTAACGAGAAAGAAAGGATGCTTAAAAACTTAGACCATTATAGACAAGCAGCTGCAAAGAAAGCTGAGGTGATGAATTCTAAGGAGGCGGTTGCTCAATAAACCCTATAATTTCTACCTTATTCGATACCTAATCGATATATAAAGTATGAAATTAAGGAGCTTTACATCATACACATCCCACAATATAAGCGAGTCTCTTAAGTACCATTTAGACGAAGGCCTTTCCTTAATGGAAAGCGTTTACCGGATTGAATCAGATTCTTGGCTGGATCTAATAAACGAATCTAGGATACTTTGGTTGAACGAAGAGATTGATCTTGGACTTGATGATGTTTTCCTCATCAGCACAGATGCTGGTGAGAAAGCTAATTATAGGGGTCAAGAGGTTATTCTTGATGTTCCATTTGAGATCAATGAGGAAGAGTACCAAGGAAGAAAGGTAAAGTTAAATAAGCCTTTTAGAACTCCAGGGGAAACTCGAAAATTTGCAGTTTACACAAAAAACGGTGAGGGAAGAGTTGTAAAGGTAAGATTTGGACAACCTGGCCAAAGGATAAAAAACGATGATAAAAAAGCTTCAAAGTCATTTAGAGCAAGACACCGCTGTACTGAACCTGGGCCAAAATGGAAACCGAGATATTGGTCTTGTAATGTTCATAGATATCACAAACTTTTGGGACTTAAATCTTCTAACCCTTGGTAAGGCCATTTTCAGAGGAAAAGATTTCAAGCACAGAGTATATCCGATGCTTTGACTCTGGGATAGATCCGGTTGAATTAAAGTGGCATCAGGATTGGGAGGACAGAACTATACAATTTTTTGAACCCAATGATTGGATGTTTCAGTTTGATAACCAGCTTCCAATTAAATGTAATGGTGAAATATCTATTAAAGCTGGTACCTGGCATAGAATAATTAAGGGCAGTGGTACATTAAAGGTAAAGATTACTAAACACCCAACCCTTGAAGATATATAAAAAAACAAATTTTTCGAGATGAACAATTTAAAACTATATGAGGATTTTGCTAATTCTATTTACGAAGGAGTAACTCCTGTTTATGACGAGTCCAAGTTCAGAAAAAACGTAAACGTTAGGCCTGAAATGGAGCTTAAATATTCTGAGGTAATCCCTACATTAAGAGACCTTTTGGCTCAAAAAGAGGCTGGTCAGATTGAATCTATCACAGCAATTGCAGAAGTACCCACACAGGGTAAAGGGGCACCAGACTACGTAAAGGATATAATTAACCAAGAAAGGGAAAGACTTGCAAGACAATATAAATCTACTATCGGAAAATCTATTGATAAAGATGTAGATGCTGAAGAGTTTGATTTTGATCTAAACAGATTTGGTGATAAAAGAACAATTTTCTTTGATTCTGAATTCATTGTTGATCGAGTAGAAACAATTGAGGGCAAGGATTATGTTATAGGAATCCCAGTTTCTCTTAAGGATAAGGGATACGAGGCGAAGATTTTACCAATCAAGATTGAGGAGATCTATTTTGAGCCAGCAGGTGAGTAATCATCATGAATAAACTTTTACAAAAGCGGGTCTTCCCGCTTTTTTTGTGAAATTAAATCAAGCGCTTGACATATAAACTCAAACAATTATAGCTAATGGCTACAAAAGATATACAGGTATTAACCGATTTTGAACACATTTTAAAAAGGCCTACTATTTATGTTGGCTCTGTTAAGTTAAGTGAGGAGGTAGTCCCCGCGGTCAAAAGTGATAGGATAGATTCAGTGGGATATTCTCTTTCAGTTGGAATGTATAAGCTGTTTGATGAGGTTTTTTCCAATTGTGTTGATGAAGCTAAAAGAATGAAAAAGAACATGGGATCTATTACAATTGAGGTGGATTCCAAAACCAACACAATTAAAATTACAGACACTGGTGAGGGATTTACAAATGGATCCTCAATTAATAAAAAAAGTGGCTTAACAAATATTGCAACTGCGGTTTCGATGTTAAGAGCGGGATCAAATTTTGATAACGAAAACGTCTCTGAAACCCTAATTGGGACAAACGGGATGGGGGTAAGCCTTGTGAATGCTATGTCCAGCTTTTTTTCCATTGAGACCACTAATGCAAAGGAATACTATTATCAGGAGTGGAAAAACTTTAAGGCACAAAAACCCAAAATCTTAAAGAAAGGAAGAAATAAATTGGGAACAACAGTAAGCTTCACACCCCTTCCCAATATTTTTGATAAGTGTAAATGGAACAAGGATGTCCTTCTCTCCCAACTATTGTTAAAGAAAAGGGTACTTGAGACTGAATCAAATACGAAGGATATTAAATTGAATTTCATCTGGGATGGAAAGACAATTCCGGTTGACACGTCAGTATTTAAGCAGCTTTCATATAAAACAAAAATAGGAGAGCTTCTAATTTGGGAAAAAACACCTAACTCCGGATCTTTTTCATTCGTAAACTCTGCTATATGTACTGGAATTCACCAGAAGATAATAGCAGATCAAATTAATAATGCTTTAGACGATTCCCTTGCGCACCACTTTTATGACTTTTGTCTAATAATTAACTTACCCCCAGCTTTGGTAAAATTCGGTGATCAGAATAAGACCAAATTTGTCACCAGGAGAGAAGATATAGAGAACATAATTGTAAACACTTTTTCCTCTTCGCTGAAGAAATTTTACAGCACACCCCTTTTTAAGAAAATTAGGAAAGAGGTTGAGGCAAGAAAAAGAGATGCAAGTCTTAAAAGAATACGGAAAGAGAAAAAGAATACTAGGGTAAAATTTTCCAACAAATATTTTCCACCAACCTCAAGAAATGCAGAGAACCTTTTTATAGTTGAAGGGTTAAGTGCAATGGGATCGATTTTGCAAAAAAGAAATCCAAATAGAGATGGTGTTTATGCTCTCAAGGGTAAAATAAAAAATGCAAGGAGCTTATCTGATCTTGCTGACAACAAAGAGATCCTGGAGTTGATGCAAATACTAAACTTGGAGCCCGAAAGACCGGATCTGTCTTGTCCCTATGATAATATAGTTATTGCTACCGACCAAGATCCTGACGGTGCTCACATTACTTCCCTTTTAATTAATCTTTTCTTCAAATGGTTCCCATGGATTGTGGAAAATAAAAGATTAAGCTTTTTAGAAACCCCTCTGGTTTCAGTTGGTGATAGGAGCAAAACCTATTACTATTCACTGGATGAATTCAAAACAAAGAGCCAGGGTAAAAGAATTTCAAATGTTCGATATTTAAAGGGGTTAGGCTCTCTTTCCCTCGATGATTGGGACTATGTAATGAAGAATAAAAAAATTACAAAGATTGTAAAGGACCGGAAATCCAATTCTATGCTTGAGATGGCTTTTGGTAAATCTTCTGATGCTAGAAAGGTTTGGTTATCAAATTTTTCCTGATTCATTTTTTATCAAACGGATAAAGCATTATAATTACCCTATGCAAAGGAAATTCGGATATTGTTGTATCAATCTTTCTCTAAACGATGGAGTCAAAAAGAAGGATAGAATTACAACAAATAGGTCTATGACCAAAAAGACCTTTTTAACAAAGGGCATCGAGTATGCTTCTGAACTTTCTTTGCAAAACGTGAAGGATCTTAAGAGAATTCTTGAATGGAATCATGAAAATGAAATCCTTATGTATAGGATGAGTTCCGACATGTTTCCTTGGTGTTCAGAATATGAGCTTGATGATCTGCCACATATAAGTGATATAAAAGCTTCCCTTAAAGAAGCAGGAGAAGTAGCTTTATCAACCGGACAAAGAATCACCTTCCATCCTTCACCATATTCTGTTTTAGCTTCGCTGAGAAATGACGTTGTTGAAAACGCAATTAAGGAGCTTAGGCAGCACGGCGAAATTATGGATCTGATGGGTTTACCTAGGAACCACTATTATCCGATTAACATACATGTTAATACAACACAACCCACGAAACCGGAAGCTGCAAAAAGATTCTGTGAGAACTTTAATCTGCTCCCTGAATCTGTCAAGTCAAGACTGGTTGTTGAGGTTGATGACAAGACTTCCCAGTACACCTCAGTCGATTTGAAAAATATGGTACATGATCAGATAGGTATCCCAATAACATTCGATTACCTGCATAATCGTTGTAATCCACCACAAGGACTTTCTGAAAAGCAATCACTTAAGGTTTGTATAGATACATGGCCAGATGGAATAACCCCTTTAGCTCACTTTTCAGAATCCAGAGCACTGTTTGAAGATGCCTCTGCTAAGGAACTAGCACACTCAGACTGGATACACGAAAAGATCGAAACATATGGATTTGAATTTGATATAGAATTGGAGGTAAAACAGAAAGATAAAGCCCTTTTAGATTACCACAATAATATCGAACAAATCCTATGCCTGAAGAGTTAACAAAAGAAGATCTAAAAAAATTTGAAGAATTTGAAAAAACGATTCTTAACCTAAAAGATTCTCCCGTAAGATATAAAAGGGACGATGAAATGGAAATGCAAATAAAAAGGGATGTATTATATTCAAACTTTGGTAAGGATAAGGTAGATCTCGTTTTGGATAAACTTAAAGTTAATTTTAGCGATTTAGTCGACCAAAAGGTTTATATAGAGATATATAGATTTTTAGACTCATAACAAACCAATGAATATAGGACCTGGAAGCTATCACTTTTTTGATTGGGGATCTTCGTTTGACGATCATCCACAATATGCTATCTTGAAGTGCCATGTGGAAAGAGCAGTACAGGACTTGTTTCTAAATGCTTTGAGATTACAACCAGAGGATTTCGTTTATATTTTCGATGACGAGGAAAAGATAGATGATTTTTGTAGCAGGATGATTTCATATTGGGAATCAGAAGAAGACTACGAAATTTGTGGTGAGATAGTTTCGCTGAGGAAGCAACTAAAGAAAAAATGGTTTGATATTCCCCCATTAGACAGAGGGAAAGAAATGGTAATTCGAGAATGGCTTAAATCCTCTTTCTAAGGATAATACATGAAGCCAGATTATTACAATATACTTGGAGTAAATAGGAATTCTACTCCTGAGGAGATAAAGAAGGCTTATCGAAAATTAGCCCTGAAATATCACCCAGATAAATCAGGTGGTGATCCGGAATCTGAGAAAAAGTTCAAAGAAATAGCTGAGGCTTACGATACACTCAGTAATCCCGAAAAGAAATCTAAATATGATAATCCAAATCCCTTTGGAGGTTTTGGTAGAAATCCCTTTGGTGGTGATTTCGGGGGTTTTAGAGGTAGTAATTTCTATGAGGGTGATGTTATCAAAAAAGGTAACAACATCAACGCAAAAGTTGAAATTACCTTAGAAGAGGTTCTCAATGGGACTAAGAAGAACGCTAACCTTTACAGGAAGATGCAATGTTCTGATTGTAAAGGAACTGGTGCACATAACTCGGAACTTGATACCTGCCATGTCTGTGCTGGAATGGGTGTTAAAAGACGAATAGTAAATACCAATTTTGGCCAAATGGCAATGGATGAAACCTGTTATGCATGTGAAGGCACAGGAAAGATTCCAAAGTCAATGTGTAAAACCTGTGGAGGAGCAGGGGTTGTTAGAAAGCCAGACCAGATTGAAATTCAGATTCCAAAGGGATCTGTTACTGGTATAACATTTAGAGTTCCTCAAAAAGGAGATCATGCTAAATCCCCATCAGACCCTGGTGATCTTGTTGTTAATGTCTATGACAAAAAACACGAATTTTTCAGAAGAGATGGGTATAATTTGATATGTGATGTAGATCTTTCTTTCCCAGAAGCATGCCTTGGTAAGGAGGTCCATATTCCTAATCTAGTTTCCGGAGGAGAATATAAAATTACAATTCCACCTGGAACACCACCCGGAAAGATTTTTAGATTAGCTGGTAAGGGGGTTCCTGAATTTAACTCGACTTACCGAGGAGATATATTGGTTAAGATTGGTATAAAAGTACCTAAAAATTTATCCCCCAATCAGCAAGAATTTATAGAAAACTACAAGGATCATTTCTAATGAAAGATTTATATTTTATACTAATTGCCTGGTCAATCACCTCCATCCTAGTAAATGGAACTATTTTTGACCGATTAAGAGTCTACCTTCTTATTAAAGCTCCTACATTACATAAGCTTTTTTCCTGTATGCAGTGTAGTGGTTTCTGGGTTGGCATAATTCTGGGGATTTTAGCAACCGGCGAAATTATTTATAATCCTCTGGGTGACCTTTCGTCCCAGCCCCACAATTTTTGGATATCCTATCCTCTTACTACCATTGCATATGGATTTCTTTCAAGCGGGGTTAGTGTGCTATTGAATAGTCTGGTTGTATTCTTTTATTCTTTCAGCGGTAAAGAATAACACTCCATAGGATATATAAGATAAATATTTCCAATCTATGGGAAGGATAAAGTCTTTTGGTGAATTCAGGAAAAAATTAGACGAGGCTGAAGCTTCAACTGCTGGGGAGTTTATACAACAAGCTACTAATCAGGCTTATTCCCCAACCTCATCTTCCTCCAAATCCACAAATTCTGGTGGAACTCAAAAGAAGAGAACAATTTTTGGTAAAGGTAAGATAAGCGGATTAGACCTCTTAATGGCAACTAAAGTTGGACGGGGGCTAGAGGATTGGCTATTAGCTAATACTGACATAGAGACTGGTAATGTTTCAGATTCCCCACAAACATCTGATGAAATAGCATCTTATATCAGGGGTAACAGATCCGAAAGGGAAAGAGTTGAAAGAAACGTAGAGATTGCTAGAAGTAATGATAACTCATTTGAAGCAATAGAACCAAATGCTTCCTTACTTCCGCCAAGTTCTCCATACACCTATAGAGGAATTAATAGTTTAACTTGGAATAAGGTCAAGGGATTTTTAGAATCTTCTGGAGAATGGAATAAGATCGACAAGGACAAATATACACTAGTTGCCCTAAGGAATAAGTTGAGCCAAAAGAAAAGATCTCACAACCACTTTATTGACGCTTTGGTACTAATGTCTCCAGAGTCGGATAATAAAGTGTGGGCTTTCAAGGCAACCACTGTACCCGGGCCAATGTTTATGGTCCAACAGTTTAGGAACTGGTATATGACACACGGCAAAAAAGATATTATTAACCCTAAGGGGTTAGCAATTGTACAACCTGGTGTCTATGATTACAAAATAGGAAAGCACAACGGATATCCAGCTTTTGTACAGAACGGTAACATTACTGTTGACCGCTACGAACCTGTCAATGGGCCTGGAGAAATTGACTTTAAAACTTTTTCCCCTGGTAACACAGAAACCGGGAAATTCGGCATCAATATACACAGAGCTAGTTCAAGAGGAACCTCACGGAATGTAAACACATATTCTGCTGGCTGTATCGTTTTTGCTAATTCTGGGGATCTCAAGGAGGTAATAGATAAGCTTAAAAGCGAGGGGCAAAGATCTATTAAGTTAGCCGTTGTCCAGCTAGATGATGTTTAAATAATTAGAAACAAACTTTCCTCAGTATTATAGAACTACCGTAAATCAATTATTGGTGGCGAATACATTAACTATTACAGAACAGATAAATGAGAAATATAGGGATTATGCCCTTTATGTCTTACAATCAAGAGGAATTCCTAACTTTTATGATTCCTTAACTCCAGTACAAAGGATCATTATTGAAAACAGTCCAAATTCTTTTAATAAGACAATTGGGCTTGTTGGGGAAGTTATCCGTACTGGTCTATACCATCACGGAGATTCTTCTTTAGCTGGTGCAATTTCCAAATTAGCTAGACCCTTTGGTTGTTCCTTTGAAATTTTAGAGGGTGATGGATTCTTCGGTTCCCCTGTTAACCCTAACCCTTCTGCCCCGAGATACACTGCAGTTAAGATTAATAGGAACATTAAGGATATTGTAGAAAAGCACAAAGACCTTAATGAAAAAAATGAGGAAGGTGGTCACGATTGGCTTCATTTGGAAATACCAATTGGTCTCTTAACTCACATAGTAGGGATTGCTGTAGGATATCGAAGCAACATCTTGCCACGTAAGGTTGAGGATATTGTAGAATATTTGGAGGGGAAAAACAAACTTCTTAAACCATATTTTAAAGACTTTTCTGGTAAAATCTATAAACTAGATTCCGATGATTCCTGGATCATAGAGAGTGGATTTGAAATAAATGAAAGGAAAAAGACGATCAGGATATTCGATCTTCCTCCAATTATGAGGTACGAGTCTTTCATGAAAAAACTTCTGACTAAACTCGAAGCATATGGGTATGAATACTATATGCAAAACAACTCGCAAAGTAAGTGTGACATTGGCATATCACTAAAAAAGGTTTCTCCAAAGGAATTTAAAGATGCAGTGGATGTCATTAAGAAACAGACCCAAATAGTTGTCAGGGAAAATGTTGTGTTCATTAAAGATGGCTCTGTAGCTCAGTTCGATTCTGTAAAGTCATATCTAGATTCTTTTAAGGTCCATTTAGAAAATGTTCGACTTAAGAGGTTAATGAAGGATGAGGTAGACCTTAAGCTTGATCTGGAATTTCTCGAGGCAAAACTTAAGTTCCTTATCTTCATGAGTCAAAAGAAAAGGCAAAATAAGGAGATTGTAGAATTTCTCAATAAATTTGCTAAATGGATATCATCCAGACTTTCTCAAATACAGATAGTGAAGCTTTCATCTGATCATATTAAGGAAACCGAAAATATGATTAAGGACATCAAAAAGCGTATCCAAGAAACTAAAAAAGCAATCACAAAGCAGAAACAGATTGTTAAAAAGGTTACTGATGCCTTAAAGAAAAACAAATCTGCATCACTTATTCCTAAATCAATAGTACCTAAGAGCATTTCTATTGACCCCGAGATTGAGATTTTTGATCTAGAAGAGGAGGACGAGGAAGATATATAAGCTAAAAATCTTCCTAATGGAAAACATACATAGCTTTTCTAAAAGGTACTTTCTTTCCCTTGACGAAGCATTAAATGTTAATTGGTCCGGATCTGGCTTACCCTTAGATAAGGAGATTGAGATTAATGGTGAATCCATCAAACCGTATGATATTGCTATTTCTTTAGTTGATGCATGGCTTGAAAACATTAAAGAGATTTCTTCAGGAAATATCGAAAAAAAATCTGACCGTGCGATTTTTAACGCGGCTTTCAATCGAATTTCAAAAAAGGTTTTACCAACCCTAATAGCATATATTTTACCTACTGTTGAGTTCGAAGGTAAAAATGTAATAGAAAATAAAAGTGCTTCTCCAGAGTCATTCTGGAAAGAAGCTTGGCCTCAAGTATGGAACGAATTTAGTAAGATTGAAAGAGGTTTAATATCAAAATTTACTATCCTAGATCAAGACACAACTTATGATGAAGTTATGTCGGGTCTGGGAGATACCCTTTCAGACTCTAGCTCGTATGCTGGGTATAAAAAAGACATTGGAGATCAGGTTAAGCTTTTTTATGAAATGATTGGTAATGGATTTTCCCAACTATTCAACAACGAAAAGGTAACCCTAAATAATGATCTAATACTTGCTTTGGCAAGTGACCTTAATAGCAATATTAATGGATCTAAAATCGATTTTGGTATTGGTAAGAAAGAGGACATTAAGGGGAATTTAGATAAAATCCCCACCAAGGATATTTCTAAAGAAGCTAAACAAGGCGTAGATAGGGTGGTTAAGGACCTTAATTCTTTTGCCGATAAAGCTTTTGACGCTGAAAAATCCAAACAGAGTGGCTCCTTAAGCCAATCTGATAGTGATGATAAAGAGGGAAAATCAGACTTTAGCGGAGATTCCCAAACTTACCCAACCGATGTACAAAGCGTTAGAAAATGGGCTAAAACCCTTAATCCGGTGGACAAGAGAATTATCATAGATACAATAAAATCTACCATGTAGGTTATTCTAGATAGACATTTAGAAATCCTAGCTAAACGCTAGGATTTTTTTTGTGATAGACGAAAACAATTCGTTTTATCTCTATAGAAGAATAAAGTTAAAACGTAAGAAATGAAGATTAGGGTTACAAGCACGAATAATCTAATAGCTTTCCTCAAGAAGCTAAAGGTTGTTGATAAGAGTGTTCTTTTAGAGCTAAATGAGGAAAAGTTGTTCTGTAAGGTCCACACTCCTGATAAATCAGTAATGAAATACTCGTCTGTTGATATCAGTCAAGTTTTCGAAGATGTACCTGGGTTTGATGATCTAGGATGTGATCGTATTAAGATTGGTTTAATTGATGTTACCAAACTGATGGATTGCTTCAAGCACTTCCGCCCTGAAGAAGATATACATTTGGATCTAAATATTAATGAGGTAGATGGTGAATGTGTTGCCTCTGAAATGCAAGTCGTTTCTCCTTCCTTGAAAATCAAAATAAGATGTGCAGACCTATCCTTGCTTTCTTATGTAGAAGATACTATTTTGAGCATGGTTCATTCCCAAGAAGATGCATTATCTAACTTCAAGATTTATAATTCCGATTTTTCGTCCGTAATGTCTCTTTGTGGATTGGAATCTAATTCCGAAGAATTGCTTGTGTATCGAGTTAATAAAGAGCAGGTAAAAATTAACGGGGATTCATTCGATTATAAATTAAACATAGGCCCATCCGAGATTGAGGTCCAAGATCCACTCGAGTCTTCTATCTATAAATCTCATCTTAATTACGTAGATGCTGAGTCCTCCTCCTGTTATGTTCACGAAAATAGAATTGTTTTCTTCTCTGAGCAAACAGACACTTCAACTGCAGTAGGAATTATAGAAAAATAAAAATGTCTGAAGTACAAGACCTTAAGGAAAAAATTGAAAAGCTCACTGCTTTAAAAAACGAGCTCAAAAACGAAGAACAAGCTATTAAGTTAACTATGAACTCCATCTACGGAGCGATTGGTAATAGTTGGTTCGTCTGCTTCAATCCTGAGGTTGCTGAGGCTGTGACTTTGCAGGGGCAGGATTTGATCAAGCACTCAGAGAAAATTTTGCATAAGTACTTCCACGAATTTTGGCACAAAGACAAAGAGTTACACGACAAGCTCGGTCTTACTAACGTCAAAAAGATACACAAACCAATGGTGGTGTATGGGGATACAGATTCTAACTATGTTACTTTCCAGGAGGTAGTTGCTTCCTGTGAAGGCTGGAAGGGTAATGATAAGGATTTAATTCTTGCAATTAACGAACACCGGTTGGTTGGATATCTCAAAAAGTGTTTTGATATCTATGCTGAAAAATGGGGCACAGATAATTATCAAGATTTTGAGATGGAAACCCTTTCGATCAACGGTATTTTCCTTGGTAAGAAAAAGTATGTTACGAACATTGTTTATTCTGATGGTGTACATTCAGAGCCTCTAAGCTCAATTAAAACCACTGGGGTTGAGATGGTAAAAGGTGGAACCCCATCTTTTGTAAGGGAAAAGCTTATTTACTTGACTAAGTTTATTTTTAGCAAAGGTGGTGGGTTTGAACTTAGGGAGTTTGTTCAGGAATTAAAGGCTATCAAAAAAGACTTCAAAGCACAGGAACCTGAAAACATCTCGGTTGCCGTGAACGTCAACAATTACCAAAAGTTTGTTTTAAACGATACTACTGCACTCGAGGTTGCCAAAGGCTGCCCAATTCATGTTAGAGCATCTGCTTATCACAACTTCTTGCTAAATTCAACTAAGTACAAGGACAAGTATCCACTTATTGGAGGAGGAGAAAAAGTAAGATTTTATTTTGTTAAGGTTAAAAATCCAGGTGACAATAACGTTTTTGCTTATTCTCAAGGAACACACCCTTATGAATTTGCACCCCCTATAGATTTTGATCAGCAGTTTACCAAAACAATCTTAGACCCAATCAACCGATTCATAGAGGTGATGGGGCACAATCCAATATCACCCAACCTCTTTATGATTAACACACTATTCTAAATGGGATTTAATAAGAAATTTTTACCGGACCTCTCCTCTCTAAAAGCAATTAGAGAAAGATATGAGGATGATCGAACGTTCCTACGTGTTTACCTTTATTCACCGGATGCACTTATAGGTTCATCAGAATCTCTCGAATATCTCAAATCATTAGACCAAAAATACCATGAAAAAGAAAAAGAAAAATAAAAAGAAAGCAATTCACGCAGAATATAGAAAAACCTCAGAGTCCTTTCCAGAGTGGCTTAAATATGAGGTAACCATATTATCAGAAGATGGCAAAATAAGTAAGGTACCTGCCTATGGTAAGGACCTACAGGATGCCCTATCAAGAGTGGTTCATGATGAAAAAGTAGAAAAGGTCGAAAAGAAAGTTAAAAGAATCCCTGATATTATATGGTTGATAATGTGGTTTGGCTATATGATTGGTTTGGTCGAACTCACATATCTTATGTCTGATTATAATGAATTCGACGGTTTATTCTTTATTGGAGGTATGGTTATTCTAACCACCGCTATATTGAGTATCAAGAACTGGTTAAGACTTAGAAATATCGATAAGGAATGATAGATCCCTTAACAGAGCATCTCTTTGACGAGGGGTTTGAAGAGTATCGAGAATTCATGTATGAGAATTATTCTATGATAATGAAGCACAGAGTTGCCTTTATTATGGATAAATATTTCTCAACAGCATTTAAGTGCGAAAGAATACGTGAATTAATTGATTTCTTGGAACTAGAAGACGAGTTTGAAAAATGTAAAAGTCTAAAGTCAATCTACGACGCTTTGGAAGTTGATCATCTTTCTTCAGGGATTCCTCCAAGCATGAGTGTTAAAAATTAGAAGAATGGCTGGAATGAGAATAGCTCTTGTCGCGATGGCAAAGGACGAAGATCCCTATATAGGGGAATGGATAGAATACAACCTCAAGCTTGGGTTTGACCAGATACATCTTTATCTAAACGACTGGGAATATTCCAGTAACAACGAGAGGGTAAAAACTATAGAAATTAACGGAGATGGGATGCACATGAAGTCCTATCGGCATTTCCTAGAAAATCATTCAGACCAATACGATTGGGCAGCTTTTTTTGATGTTGATGAATTTTTGGTTCTCAAAAAGCATCAGGGTGTTAAGGATTTTGTATTTGATATATCTAACCAATTCGAGACAAATCAAATTGGAATAAACTGGGTTTTCTTTGGTGATAACGGGATATCTGAATTTCCAGAGGGAACTACCGGGGTGTTAGAAAGATTCACAAAGAGGCAGATTGGGTGTGAGAACACAATCAAATCTATAGTAAAGATGAGCCCGGGGATATCACCGGGATATTTTGTTAATCCTCACTTTTATTATTATGATGGTATTTCACCAGAGGGATTAAGAACTGAAGGTCCTTATAATCAAAGGGGGGATACTGAAATAGCACAGATAAATCACTATTTCTCTAAGACCCGGGATGAATATCGGAAAAAGATCGATAGAGGAAGATCAGATTTACAGCAGGGAAGCCCAGAGTATTACCGTACCTGGGATGAATTTGATAATGCCAATAAAAATGATATTGAGGATTTATTGGCACTAACCTTCTATAGAAAAAATTAAAGAATGGCTCATAAAGAACAAATTGATTTTTTTATTGGTGTAAGAAAGAACTTCCCCGATAAATTTGATAATGTTGATGTAGTTGATATCGGATCTATGGATCTAAACGGAAATAATAGATACCTTTTCAGCAATTCCAATTATATAGGCGTTGATATCGGAGAGGGTAACAACGTGGATGTTGTATCAAAGGGACATCTATTTAATCCTGGTAAAAAGTTTGATGTTTCAATTTCAAGTGAGTGTTTTGAGCACGACGAGTTTTGGTCTTTGACTTTTACCCAAATGGTAAGGCTAACTAAGCCTGGTGGTTTGGTTACGTTTAGCTGTGCCCGGGACGGCAGACCAGAGCATGGGACTAATAGGTCTAACCCTTGGGATAGTCCATTTACTACTGATTATTATCGGAATTTAAACGTAAATGATTTTACCAATCATCTACCCCTGAGTAGGATGTTTTCCCAATTTGGGTTTTCAACAAACGAGGACCCAAACGATCTCTATTTTTGGGGGATAAGAAGCGACGAGGAAATTTAATATGACCTTCGATTATATTATTGTTGGATCAGGTCTCTTCGGTAGTGTATTTGCACAACAAGCAACTGAGGCAGGCAAGAAATGCATTATCCTCGAAAGGAGAGACCACAATGGTGGAAATTGCTACACAGAGAATGTTGAGGGAATAGAGGTCCACAAATACGGCCCACACATTTTTCATACCTCGGACAAGGGTATTTGGGAATACGTAAACAGATTTGCAGAGTTCAACAATTACGTAAACAAACCCAAGGTAAGGCATGGGAATAGAATGTATTCATTCCCAATAAACCTAATGACACTTCACCAGCTATTTGGTGTATCAACCCCAGAGGAAGCCAGAAAAAAACTCGATGAGGTAAAGGTAAAAATCAAGAACCCATCCAATCTTGAAGAATGGGTTTTAAATGAGGTTGGTGAGGAAATTTATGAAACATTCATAAAAGGATATACAACAAAGCAATGGGGCAGGGATCCTAAGGAACTTCCATCATTTATAATCAGGAGACTTCCAATCAGATTAACCTACGACGAGAATTATTTCTTTGATCGATATCAGGGAATTCCTATAGGTGGATATACCAAGATGATAGAGAACATTCAAGGAGACGTTGAAGTAAGGTTTGGTGTGGATTTCCTCCAGGAAAGAGAATACTGGGAATCCCAGGCACATAAGATAGTTTTTACCGGCCCCATAGATGAATTTTTTGAATTCTCCGAGGGGGTGCTAGAATACAGAAGTCTAGACTTTGAAACATCGGTGTTGGATATAGAGGATTATCAGGGCAATGCAATTGTGAACTATACGGAGGCTGAAATACCTTGGACTAGAATATGTGAGCACAAGCACTTTGATTGGACTAAGACAGATAAAACTGTTATTACTAAGGAATATCCAGCAGAGTGGGAGGTTGGTAAGGAAAGATTCTATCCAGTCTCTGACGACAAAAACAAGGAGATATATGGTAGGTATAAAAAACTTGCTGAACAGATTTCAGACAAATATATTTTTGGAGGGCGTTTAGCAGAGTATAAGTACTATGATATGCACCATGTTATAGGTAGTGCATTAGCAAGATCCAAGAGGGAAATAAGAAAGATCTCTGAGGATATATAGGATAAATTATTTGTCTTGATGAAGAAGGTAACCCCTGCTCTTAATTTCGAATCTTTTCTTAACGAAGCTAATGATAACGGGACGGTTGACATCCTTATTTTAAGCGGGGAGACTAAGCCCAGCAAAACTGCAAAATCTTTTCTTGAAGAATGTGGAAAAATGGGCATACCGTGTAACGTGGTAAATGTCAACAATGTGGTGTTGGAAAAAATATACAACGGACACATTGTTAAATTTTCTGATGGTGACGAGACTAAAGAGATCTTAATTAAACCTGAGACTACTGCTATAATTCCTAGAAGAGGGGTAATTACAAACTCTTACACTAAGCAGATAATGAGAGATCTAGAAGCTGCTAGATACTTTTGTGTCAACACTTTGGAATCCATTGAAATTTGTGAAAGTAAATACCTTACCTCAAAGGTTCTGGAGGAAGAAGGACTTCCAATCCCAAGATATTCTCTGGTTAATGGAATAGAAGGTCTTGATAGGGCATTAGAAGAAGTCGGGGGTGAATTCCCGGTTGTTATGAAACTTCTTTCTGGAGCACAAGGAATTGGGGTTTCTATTGTTGATTCATATGCTTCTCTTAAATCAGTTTACCAAACTATCGAGAAGCTTGATCCTGATGGAGAAATCCTTTTACAGGAGAAGATAGATTCGAACTTTGATGTTAGGGTTCAAGTAATCGTAAAGAAATTTGATCCCTTAAATCCTGGTGCTGAAAACTGTGAGGTACTTGGGGCAATGAAAAGAGAAGCAGTTGAGAAGGACTTCAGAACTAATTATACTTTAGGCGGTGAAGTTTCTTCATATGAATTAACAGAGGAGATTGAAAAAATAGCTTGCGAAGCTGCAAATGCTGTTTCGTGTCACTGGTGTGGCGTTGATATTATGATAGATTCTAAAACCAACAAACCATACATCTTAGAAGTAAACTCGTCTCCTGGAACAGACGGTATTTCACAAGCAATAGGAAAACCTATTGTTGATGATGTTATTAATTACATTTTGAAAAAAGATAATTGGTCCCAAGCTAAACTCGAAGTCGGTTACTTAGAAACCATTGAGATCCCGCAGGTCGGTAAGATGGTAGCTAAATTCGATACGGGTAACGGATCGTCTGCTTCGTCAATTCATGCTGATGAAATAACCGAGGATGGTGATAACCTCACCTGGAAGATTGGTGATAGCGTAATGGGCGGTAAAATTGTTGGACGTACCAAAACCGAGATCGGCAGGGATACAGAGGTAAGACCTATTGTAAAAATGGATATTGTTTTTAACGGGGTTAAGATTCCTGGAGTTAAGGTTGCTCCAAGCGACAGGATTTCAAAAAGTACCCCTTTCTTAGCAAATAGACCCCTTATGAAAAAACTTGGTGTAATGGTTAACCCTCATAAAGCATTTGTAGTTTCTGACAGTATAAATGACTATTCACCAATGGCAGCTAAAGGAGATCCTTACGGCGGAATTGAATTTATGGAGATTTCCGATCAAGAGGATTAAATATATAAAGTAGAAATAAATTCCAACTATGGCAAAAGGAGAAGATAAAACAGAAAAAATCCAGGTCCTGTTATCAACAGAAGACCTGGAAGAACTTAGTAAAAAGATTTCTAAGAAAGCTTTAACCTCCGGAGAACCTCCGGTTTCAATATCACATTACGTGAGGGGTTTAATAAGAAGAGACCTAGGTAGGTCTGAAAAAGATTAATCCCTGTTATTAACGAAATCCTCAAACCTCATTACTCTACCGGGTGATGAGGTTTCTTGTGATTGCTGAATTGGCTGTTCCGGACTGATTTCAATTGGGGTTTCTTGGACTGGTGGTGTATGTGGTTCCTCCGTCTGTTCAATAGAATCTGCCTGGTCTATTTGTGGTAGCTCCGAAGTTTCTGTAGAATCTGTAGGAATTTCAGGCATTTCAGATCCTGTTTCCTCTCCGCCAGTTTCATCAAAATCATTTACCTCTGGTGTAAGTTCTTCCTGTTCGGGTGATTGTTCTTGTGTGAAATCAACTTGATCCTCAATTTGTGTATCTCTTTCTTCTGTAGACATTTCGATTATCAATTAGTGTTATTGAATATATATCAGGTAAAACAATAAGTGTTTCGGCTATGAGATTAATTAGAGAGTTTGACGACTTTATGTCTGACCTATCCTTAACCCAACCAGAGCAGGCTATGATTAGGGATTTTGTTAAGAAATATGAGAAGTATTTTAAGTTCCACGATCCTGCAGAATTTGAAAATTCATTGGATAAGATAGTTGATGATGTAATGTCAACATACAAGTTTCCACCAGAGAAAAGGGACGACGTAATGAATTACATATCTAGCCTTCATAACCTCTCAGATGGGATATCTGTTATTATGTCTCCAAATCCCCAAATTACATACCGGACACAACCAGATATGGTACAGACCATTTTAATTTAGTGGAATAATCCAACAAAGAACAACTATAAGTAATAAATATAAATTATGACGATAGAAGAATTTAATCAGGAGCTTGAAGCAGGAGGAAACATCCTAGTTGATTTTTGGGCACCTTGGTGCGGACCCTGTAAAATGTTAGGTCCAGTTTTGGAAAGGATTGACGAGGCAAACCCAAACCTTAAAGTTGTCAAGGTAAATGTTGATGAATCCAGAGAGATTACTGCTGAAAGAGGAATCAGGAGCATCCCAACTATGACTATTTTCAAAGACGGAAAAGAGGTTTCTATGAAAACTGGGGCAATGCCACAGGCTAAGGTCCAAGAATGGGTCAATGAATATATGGTTTAATCCTAATGAAGTTCTTAGAAGAATTACAATCATATTTAAAGGAGAAGGAGGGTTTTGATACCCACTTCTCCGATTTTTTTCAAAAGCCATCTGGGGATGGTGTTGTTTACATACATTGTGTTTGTCCAGTACACGGCAAATGCACACTGAGGTGTAAGTTCTCTGATGTAATGGGTGAAAATCATCTTGTATCTGTAAAGCCCATGCTCAGACTCTCTGAATCCCAATTTCCGTGGGATAGCACAATAAAGAATGTGTATTCTTTATATAGCGGAATTGCTGGTGTGGGCGGGGTAGCTCACAGATCTGTTAACAATTCCCTCATTTAAATTTTTTTTCTTCGTTACTTCCTGGTAGTTTTGAGGTATAATCCAAAACTGTATAAAATGGAAAACGTAAAATATATGCTCCAAGAAGCAGGGGCAAAGGTAAATTCAGCTATTGGTGATATTGAGGATTTAACAATATCCAAAAATCATAAGGTAAATATCCTTGATGTTTTAGAAGAATTAAAGGCAGCAAGGGAAATAATTTATCACTTACAGGGTAATATTAATAGCGGAAACGATCGCTATTTTATCAACAGGGAAACCGGGATAAAAGAGCCTTTCAAACTAGAATATTAAGTGATAGTAGTTATTGACAACTATATTAAGGACGAGGATCTATTGGCAGAAATTGCATCAGACAAGGATTTCTTCAAAGATGCGGGTGAAAATTATTTCTTTTGGGAAGGATGGTGGAGTTCTCCGCCAGATACACTAAAAAAAAGACTGATAAAATACATCTGGGGCGATAGCTGTCCAATTAGTAAAGTATTCAATGTTGCTGGTTTTGAGTATTGGACTGGTATTCTTTCAGCAGATCCAGAGAATAATTATCAAGACAAACTAGATGTTCACTTTGATAAAGATGAAGAGCTGTTCTCAGAGACTAGAGAAATCCAATTTGCCCAAATTGGAACAGTGTATTATCCACCACAGCAAGAATTTGACGGTGGAATGTTGGAAATCTTTTCAGAGGGTCTTGATAAAGAACCGGAAAGGATTTATGCGAAATCAAATAGACTTGTAATATTTGATGCTGGTACAGTTCCACATGGGGTGTCTCAGGTAACTGCGGGAACACGTAAAGCAATAGCAATAAATCTTTGGGAGTTTATCCCTCACAGTCAAACAACAGGAAAGCTTAAAAAAGAAATATGAGAAAAGAATTTGAAAAATATGCGATGAGTGAACATAACATTGGTTCACTCGATGTACACAATTATTCGAGATTTGTCGAGGGTTCTTTAACCCCATACATTTTAGAAGAGAGGGAACTGAGGGCTACCCAAATGGATATTTTCTCAAGATTAATGATGGATAGGCTTCTTTGGGTTGCCGGTCCAGTTAATGATAAAATGTCAACAATAGTCCAAGCACAACTAATGTTTTTAGATTCCATAGACAGTAAGGACATTACTATGCACATCGATTCACCTGGAGGGTCTGTTAAATCTGGACTTTCTATGGTAGATGTTATGGATTACATCAAATCTGATATTATTACTGTTAATACCGGTATGGCTGCTTCAATGGGATCTATTCTTCTTGGTGCTGGCACAAAAGGTAAAAGATATTCTTTGAGGTTCTCCAAAGTAATGCTCCATCAATCCTCTGGCGGCTTTAGTGGTAACATCCAGGATGCGAAGATTGATTTTGAAGAATGGGAGAAATATAATAAGATTCTATTCGAATTGCTAGGTGATTATTGCGACAAGGACCCAAAGCAAGTTGCTGAAGACGCAAGTAGGGATTTTTGGATGGATGCTAAAGAAGCTGTTAAATATGGAATCATAGATGATGTGATTAAGAACAAACCAAAAAATAAATGATAGATTCCCAATTGACCCAAAGTATTAGTTTTGGGTATTCAATAGCTTATCCCTTTCCACACACAGTTATCGACAATTTTGTTGTTGATGGGGTGAAGTTAAGGCAATCTGCTAATGAGATGGGAAAATATCAATATTGGGGCTATGATCCCTCAAAGTATTCTGAGGGAAATCAGGTTAATAAGTTTTTTACCCCTTGGTGTGAGGATAATATCCAGGATATAAAATTATATGCCCCAGCAACTTATGAAATCCTAAGCTTTCTTAACTCTGATACGACCCTGAGGTTCCTAGAGGATCTAACTGGCATAAAAGGCTTAATCCCAGATCCTAATTTCATCGGTGGTGGGGTTCACAAAATAATGCGTGAAGGAAAACTTTCCATTCACGCTGATTATAACATCCATCCAGATACTGGATTACACAGGAGAATAAATTTACTCCTCTATCTAAATGAAAATTGGGATAAATCTTGGGGCGGCAACCTCGAGCTTTGGGATAAGGACTTGAAAAATTGTGTAAAATCAATTCCTCCAGTTTTTAACAGGGCTGTTATTTTCAACATAACAGATGACGCTTTCCATGGACACCCAGAGCCATTAGCTTGTCCATCGGAGGAATCAAGAATTTCTCTTGCTCTTTATTATTTTACTAAAGACAGACCGGATGATGAAAAGAGTAGCCAACACGCTGCTATTTGGAAACACCCAGAAAAAAACGAAGATAAAGATCCAGATAAAAATATATTCGAGATTTGATAAGCATCGAAATAGAACAGTAAGGTAAAATATGGGAACAAACTATTATAGAATTCCGACTGAATCAGAAATGGAGGAGCGCAGGGACAGACTCCGGACAAGGCTTATCGGTCTCAAGATGACACCAGATCTTATAGCTGACAGGTTTAGGTACATTGACGACCCAGAAGACGAGTGGAGTCCAATGAACCCATGGGATGAGTTTATCGAAGGATCTAATATTCACCTTGGAAAACGTAGTATGGGGTGGAAATTCTGCTGGAACTTCCACGACAATAAGTATTATTCCAATAAGCAACAATTAATCGATTTTGTCAAGAGTGGTCGGGTAGTTGATGAGTACGGTGCAGAGGAGGAACCTCAAGCATTCTTAGATATGGCATTTGAGTGGGGAGGGCCTAATGGTTTGACTGTTGATGCTGAATATTATAAAAACAACGAAAGGAGTTCCCTGTTTAACGATCCTAGATATTATGATCGTGAGATTGATGGCCTAAGAGTGTGTAGTTCAACTGATTTTAGTTAAATATGAAAGCACAAGCCAATTTCTTAATCAAACACTACGAATACTTTGACGAGAAGGGAAATCTCTCCAATGAGTATTACTACATCCAAGAATGGAAAAAGTTCTTATGGTGGTCCTATTGGAAAGATATAAAGCATGAGACTTGCGGATATGGTGACTGTTATAAAGTGAGAACTACTTTTAAGACTCTTAAAGAGGCACAAGACTTTGTGAGAAATGTACTCTGTCCAGAAATACCAAGGGATAGTCGTAAAGAAACAGTAGTAGATGAAATGGTTTGTAAAAACGGAGAATCAAAATGGTAGGTGAGAAATTCTGTAAGGTATTTTTAATTGACCTCCCATAATAAATTTGAAAGTTTGGGCACTAAAACAAAAACAGTAGATACCTCGATATTAAATGGCGACCAAAGGCTGGCATTTGGGAAGCTTGTAAATTATGTTAGGAACCCAACTGACAGATCCATCTATGTGCTTAGAGGTTGGGCTGGGACTGGTAAAACATTTTGCGTAAGTCTTTTAGTGAACTACCTTTTAACGGAGCTTTATCGGGATAAGGGGTGGTATAGAATTGCCGTTACTGGTCCAACTAATAAATCAGTCAGGGTCATTCGTAGATCGTCTGATATACACGACACTCGGGTCTCTTTCCAAACCATTCACAAGCTACTTGGATTAAAGGAGAAGATAACACTTGACGGGAAGCAGGAGTTTGTCAAGGATCCTGGATTTCAGCCGAAGATATCGAAAATTAAGCTTCTAATAATCGATGAGGTCTCCATGTTGAATGATGATCTCTTTGAAAAAATAATTAAGCACAGGGAAAATATAAAGGTAATATGCATGGGTGATCCTGCACAGATCCCACCTGTTGGGAAACCAGATTGTATACCTTTTAGAGAAGAGCTTGCAGAGGAATATGAAATTAAGACTTTGGATCTGAAGACCATCATGAGACAAAAGCTTGACAACCCGATTATTAGTTCTTCTGTAAAGATCCGTGAAAATATTAACGAGCCAGATTCTGGTATTCTACCACAGACCATAACTAATAAATCGGGGGAAGGTATTGAATTTCTAAATCTTGGAGATCCTGGGGTAAGGAAAAACATTTCCTCTTACATGGAAAAGTATTTCAAAACCAAAAGCTTCGAGGAAGACTCCGAATATGCTAAGGTAATAGCTTGGAGGAATAAAACGGTGTCAACCATGAACACCTTAGTTAGAAGAGTGATCTACGGGGAGGAGCAAATAGGAGAAAAGATATTGGTTGGAGAAAAACTGATTATCAATAGCCCCTATATTGTGAATGGAATGGTGGTTTTCAACACCAACGATGAATTCACTGTTGATTCATTTGAAATTAAAACTCAGAAAGCTAAGGTTGAAGATTTGGAGGTGGATCTTAAATACTATGAAACTCGTGTTTGGTTTTTGGATGACAACAATTCAAGACATGAAGACACAATTGAGATTCTGCACGAGGATAGTGAATATGATTTTAAAAGAGTAGCAAACATTCTTAAGAATATAGCAATCCAGAAGAAAGGAAAGGACAAGTCATGGCTTGCTTACTATGATTTTCTCAGAGAATTCGCTGATGTTTCCTATGCTTATTGTATAACCGCACACAAGTCCCAGGGTAGTACCTACGAAACATCCTTTGTAATGGAGGATGATATTGAGATGAATTGGGATGTCATAGAAAGAAACAGAATCAAGTATACAGCTTACACTAGAGCAAGTAAAAAGCTTTATGTACTGAAAAGGTTTTAGAATTTTTCGGAAATATTTTTTTAGCTCGGGATATCCAATTAATCTTGCGCTGTCATTACAAAAAATAAGAAACAACTAACATTTAGAGGTATATAAAGTCCAAAATCGGTAATATGAAACTTGTAGACGCACTTAGAACCAAGAACACCACCACAGAAAATGGGATGACAACCAATTCATCTTCTTTGAATGCTTGTGTAGATTTATTCTTCATGATTGGTGCTATGAGAGGGCAGGATAAGCAAAGACTTATTGCAAACTTCTCACTTGCGTTTCACGAGGATCCACTTACAGCCATGAGAATTCTTTTTTGGGTAAGAGACATCAGAGGCGGAGCAGGAGAAAGACAGATCTTCAAGGATATTATTACATATTTAGCAAGCGACAACCCAGAGATACTAGGAAAAAACCTACATCTCATCCCAGAATATGGAAGGTGGGACGATTTGCTTACTTTAATTGGCACCAAGCTCGAAGCACCTGCATTAGATCTAATAAAGAGTGGTCTCGAAAGCGAAAATGGGCTTTGTGCTAAATGGATGCCTAGAAAGGGTCCGGTAGCAAACAGGCTAAGAAATTTCTTAGGATTCACGCCTAAGCAATATAGAAAGACACTGGTCGGCCTCACAAATGTTGTCGAGCAGGCTATGTGTGCTAAAGATTGGGAATCTATTGAATATGGTAAGCTTCCTTCAGTAGCAGCTGCAAGATACACCAAGGCATTTCACAAAAATGATTCAGAGAGATATAATTTGTATCTTGAGAAACTAAGGTCTGGTGAGGAGAAAGTAAATGCTGCTGCAGTCTATCCTTATGATGTGACCAAAACTCTCAAACACGGAGATGCAGACTTTGCCTCTGAGCAATGGAAAGCACTTCCTGATTACACGGAGGGGAGCGAGGAAAGAATTCTTCCAGTAGTTGACACCTCAGGTTCTATGGTGACACCAGCTGGTGGAAATTCTAATGTTAACTGCTTGGATGTTGCAATCTCTTTAGGGATGTACATTTCTGAAAGAAACGAGGGAGCGTTTAAGGACTCTTTTGTAACTTTCTCTGCTAACCCAGAGATTCAAATACTGAAGGGTGATTTAAAGTCGA